GGTGGTCATGCTCTCCCCACGGAGACGGTGGGTGTGGTGTAACTGGGAATCGTCACTGGGGCTGACGGTCAACGAGCGGGGCGCGTGTTATGCTGGTAGACGCGGGCTGACCCTCACACCATCCGCACGGTCACGGGCCAGAAGGGCGGGAGCCCGGTCTGGAACGTGGCCGTGATCCGTTCGTGCATCGCCCGGATGGCCCCTTCTGGGACCCCGTGGGTGTTGCGCGCCGCTGCCACGGCGGGGTCGCAGGTCACCCGGACGATCTCGACCCGGTACCCGTAGGCGAGGGCCAGCGAGACGTAGGGGGCCATCTCCAAGCTGGTCGTGTTCGTGTTGTCCACGACGACGTGGCTCTCACCCCGTTGCAGGGCTTCCGTGTACCTGCGAAGGCACTGCCCGTGGGCCGCTCCCAACTTCGACGGGTCGAAGGCGTAGGTGCCACCTCCCAACTCGACAAAGTAGTGGTCGGCGCTGACCACCACGGCACCCGTGAGGGACTCCGTGTGGTGAGACTTGCCGCTGCCGGGGACGCCTACGAGGACGGTGACGGTGGTGGTCATGCTCTCCCCACGGAGACGGTGGGTGTGGTGTAACAGGAAATCGTTGGTGGTCATGCTCTGTAGACGCGGGCGGGGCGGGGATGCTGACAGCGATTTCTTGTCCGCCCACGGCGGGGGGTGAGTGGCCCCCCGGCACCTCACAGGGAGGCCAGCTTGGCCTCGACCTCGTCGAAGTGGGCCGCAGCCTTGGGACGCCAAGCCGTGAGGAACCGCTTGGCCGACTCCAAGGTGACCCTAAGCGCCCGGGCGCACTCTTCCCAAGTGTCGATGGGGCTCACCCCCGTGGCCTTGGCCAATCCCTCTCGGAACGTGCCCGTCTCCCAGCCGTCCACCCCCGCGATGGGGCTCACCCCCGTGGCGAGCACCAGACGGTAGGTGGTGTTGCTCCACTTCCCGTTCTTTTGGAAGGAGGTGCCACGGATCACCACGGTGCCGGGGATGTCCGTCCCCTTGAAGGGGATGACCTCACCCGCCGGGGTGACGATGAGGAGCCATGCGTTGCGGCCACGGGGCCGCAGCCCGTCTTTCCACTCGATGTTGGTCGTCATGCCAGCACCACGGAGACGGGGTCGGGGCTGTAACCGAGAATCGTCACCGGGGTTCCCTACCCCGCAGCGCGCACCGAAACCCGATGTGGAAGTTTCGGAGCGCAGGCACGTTCGCGTTGCGATACGCCGCGCGCACCCTCGACGGTCCATAGTTGTACCAACAGCCGCCGCGGAGGATGCGGAGGCGGGTGTCGGTGGGCTTGGTAGGGGGCTTCATACTCGGGGTTCCCTTCCTGCGAGGTGGGTGCGAAAAATGTCGGTCTCGCGCCACTCGGGCTCGTACGAGCCCCGGTCGGCGGGCCGCATGAACGGGGCGTAGGAGAGTTCCCAACCTCCTCCCACCAGTACGCGGGGGAGGTTGGGGTCCGGGGGCTGTGCCCGTCTCACTTGTGGACGGTGCTGGTCCACTCCCAGACGTTGCCGCTCATGTCGAGCAGCCCGTAGGGGGAGGCACCCTTGGGGCGGGCGGGGGTGCCGTCCGGGTTGAAGCACGGCGCGGTGCGCTCCTTCTGGGAGTGAATGCTCGACCAGCAGAGCTCATCCTTGGGGGCGTCGTTGCCCCACGGAAACTTGCGCCCGTCGTTGCCGCGCGCGGCGCGCTCCCACTCCTCCTCCGTGGGGAGGCCGACGCCCGCCCACTTGGCGAACTCGCACGATTCCCAGTAGGAGACTTCCACCACCGGGTGGTCGCTCAGGTCCACCGTCGCGCCCGACTTGTCCGTGACGGTGGTGGGCTTGAGCTCCTTGCCCATGTCCGTGGCGTACCAGTTCCACTGCCTCACGGTCGTCGGGGTGAAGGCCATGAAGCCCGCCTCGACGACGACCTTGCGACGGGTCTGGCTCTCGTCGTCGCCCATCATGAAGGACGTGGCTCCCTCGACGTAGCAATGGGGCAGGAGGTTCCCGTCGGGCAGGACGTGGTGGACCGTCCAGACGCCGCCCACCTCGGCGTTCGTCGGCCATTCCATCACCACCTCACCCGCCTCGATGCGGAGGCGCGGGACGCACCCGTAGGAGGGGTGGTAGTGGAAGCTCCACACCTCCGTCGCCGTGAGTACCCGCAGGGCGGTGACACCCTCGGGCAGGCGGATGGTGTTGACCACCCCGGCGACCTCGTCGGGATGATCCGTGTTGGGGAGGGGTGTGGAGGGCTCGTAGTCGAGCCAGACCCCCTTGGGTCCCTCGACGATGCAGACTTGGATCTTCATGGTGACTCCTTACGCCCCCAACGGAGCCGGGGCCGTTTGTGTAACCGTGGTTCGATGGTGGACACCGCACGGCGGCGGGCCGAAGTTCTCTCTGGGGGGTGGGGGGTTCACACCGAGAACTTGGTGCCCTCTCGGGGGGGTTCCTCCACCCCCCGCCCCGGCCTAGAAGCTCGGGTCTTGGTAGGTGTCCCGCACCCCCACCGTGAGGCGCAGGGACTCCCTCCACGAGCGCCCCTCCTCGGCCCAGCAGAGCCGCCCTCCCTTGAGGGTGCGGAGGGTGAAGGTCACCGTCCGCCCGTTGGGGTTGCGGGTGTGCTCCCACTGCTGGTTGCCGAAGTAGTCGCCCGTCTGGCGGGCGTCGTCGTACTGGACGACGATGCGCTTGGGAGCCACGGAGATGACCGTGGCTCCGTATCGGTCGGAGCCGACGGAGACGGTGCAGGGGTCGTCGATCTGGATCTGGGCGTTCGGGGTGTTCATGCCCTCACCACGGAGAGCACCCTCGGTTCGTAACCAAGATTCGTCACGGTCGATTTTCGGTTACGGAGTCACCCCTGTCTCCGTGGGATGTTCATGGCACCTCTCGGTACACGCTCCAAGTACGACATCGCGTCCACCTCCCGCAAGGAGGTGGCTCGTCGGGCCAAGGCGGGTCGGTCCCGCGCCCGTCAAGCCGCCCGCAAGGCGGTGAAGGCGGCGGTGGCCGAGGGTTGACCGTCCCGGGGCGGGGTGCTCCCCCGCCCCTTCCGCTGCCATCCAAGTTCTTGGTGTGGGGCTCCCACGGAGAACTTGGGTGCCCCACCCCTCGCGGGGCCGCGCCCTCACTCGGGCTCGATGGGCTCGTTCACGTCGCTCTCGTCGTAGGGACGGAGGATCTCCGGGCGGTACCGGGCGAGCTTCTCGTCCCGGCACAGGTCACAGACGCGGCAGAGCTCGATGCCCCGCCCGTCCGTCGCCCACCAACTCGGCTCCTTGGACGGGTACCCGCCCACACACGAATGCTCGCGGGGGGTCATCACGCCTCCTCCATGAAGGCCACGAGAGCCTGCACGGTTTCCTCGCGCTCCCGCCACGAGGTCTCCGTCCGCCGCCAGAGAGAGCAGTACTGCCCGTAGCACCCCGTGCAGCCGGGGATGTTGAGGGCTTGCCCGAGGGGGCTTCGGTAGTTGCGGCGACGGGACGTGTTGAGCGTCCCGATGGCCTCGATGCCCGAGGGGGCGCGGAGGTGCTTCATGGCCCTCCGCACCTCCTTCCACGCTGCCTCCAGCGCGGTCTGGATGCCCGCCCCGTTGAGACGGGCAATGCGGTAGGAGGCGCGGGCAGACTCGGTGAGGGTGACTTCGGTGGTCATGCCCTCACCACGGAGACAGGGGTTCCCCCGTAACCAAGAATCGAAGTTCTTGGGCTCCCCGACGATTCCCGGTTACAGCCGAGGGGTCGGTTCCGTGGTGGGGGCATGACCGCGTTTACCTTCGCCGTCGAGCCCACCTGTCGTTTCGTGGGCGGGGCCGTCACCACCTTCTGGTCGGTGGTGGCGACTGCCCGTGACGGTCGGCGCTTCCGCCACGACCATGCGGTGTCCGTCAAGGCGCTGGTGGAGCGGGCTCCCGAGAGCATCCGGGCGCTGCGGGACCGCATCGCGGCGTCGGGCATCTCGCCCGTGGGCCGCGCCCATTGGGAGGAGGTCGCCCCCGTCGTCGGGTCCAAGGCTCACTTCGCCCGCAACCCCCGAGGGTGATCCCGGTTCTTGGTTACACCCCCACAAGTGCCTCCGTTGGTGAGGCGTAAGGAGACCCCATGAGGACAAAGTCCATCGAAGCGGCCACCAAGGCCGAGCACACGGCCCCCGCCCCCGTGACCGTGATCGAGTACCAGCCGGGGAACGGCACCCGGTACTTGCTCCACGTCACCGACATGCGGGCGCACCTCAACGGTGCCCCGCCCGCCGTGAACGCCTATGCAGGGCACGGCGCGTTCTTCGTGGCCCTCTACACGGCGGGTCACGGCACCTGCATGACCGTCGCGGACACGGGCGGGTACCTGTCTCCGGGCTACGTCGCCTCCAAGCTGGGCGTGAGCGAGGGCGACGCCGTGGTGCTGGCCGAGATCATCGCCCGGTACACGGGCCGCACGGCCCTCGACGCCAGCGTGGACGTGGCGTCATGAACCGCAAGCTCGTGAGGAACGAGGGCGAGATCGTCGCCCTCGTGGTTCGCCAAGCGTCGGGAGAGTCTCCCGAGTGCATCGAGAGGATGCTGGGGGTCGAGTTCGCCCTCGCGGACGGTCGCTACCCCAGTGACCTCGAAGACGCCACCCCCTACGATGGGGACTGGTCGTGGGAGGACCAGCCCGTGGACTTCGCCACCTACCGCCACGGCAAGGAGCCATACTTCCCGGCGACGTACCCGGCCATGGCCATGTACCTGTTCGACGACGACTTCGACCGAGGGGGGTCGGTGCGTACGCGGGTGCTGCTCTACGTCGAGCGCCACGAACTGGAGGGGGCGTCGTGAGCGGGCCTAGCTTCTTCCAGACCCTCATGGGGAGGGTGTACTACGAGGGCACCCTCCCGAGGCTCGTGCGGGCGCTGGAGCGCATCGCGGACGCCTTGGAGGAGCAGAACCGCACGCTCCCCTTGCGTGAGATCGCCCCGCCCGTCGAGACTCCCGCCCCACGTCCCGGTGGTTGATTCTTGGTTACAACCCCAAACCGCCCTTCGTGGTGCAGTCATGACTCTTGAAGACATCGTCATCGCTGGCCGCGCCCACGACACCGCCCGCATCCTCGCGGGTGAGCGCCTCCCCTGCGCCGCGTGTGGCGAGGGGGACGTGGGGCTGACCCCCTGCACTGCGTGTGGTACCAACGCCGCCGACAGCGGCATGGTCCTGCACGAAGCATTGGGGCTCCCGCTCCCCGCACCCCTGTTTGAACCGTGGTGCGGGTTCATCAATGACTGAGTACGCCTACCGGGACGTGTCGCGCCTTGGGCCGTACCGGGAGGACCCCGTGCGGCACTACGGCTTGGCGGTGGACATCTCCCGGGGGTTCACCTGCCTCCACCTTGAGCGGTCGGACATCGAACAGGAAGCGTTGACGGCGCTCTGTGCCGCTGCCCGCACCTTCGACCCCGACCGGGGGTACGCCTTCAGCACTTGGGCGGGGCGGCTCATTCGCAACCACCTGTCGGGGGTGGTGCATTTCTACCGCCGGGTGGGGATGACGGGCACACGGAACCAGCGTGGGCTGAGTCGCGGGTTGCGGCGGCACCTTCGGGAAGGGGGCAGTTGCGAGGCAAGCACGGTGCGGATCTTCCTGCGGGAGAACCGCCACTGGGCGCACCCCACGGATTGGGACTGCTTCGTCGCGGCCTCCATGTACCTTCACCCCGAGGACTCCCTTGACGAGACATGGGACCACCGTGAGGGGGTGGACTCCCCGGGTGCGAAGATCCCACGGCACTAGACGGTGGAAGACCCGAGGCTGTTGCAGGACATCGAAGACCAGATGCGCGCGGGCGATATCGAGCGGGCGGTGGGGAAGGCCCTTGGGAAGCTGCGCCCAAGGGAGCGGGAGATCGTGACGCGCCGGGTGCTACCTGATCTCGTCGGTGAGGGGGACACCGTCCCGACGCTCCAAGAAATGGCCGACGAGTGGGGGGTCACCCGTCAGCGCGTTCAACAAGTCGAGGCCGACGCGATGGGGAAGCTCCAACGGGCTCTGTCCCGGGCGTAACCCGGTTACAAGCCCCACGGTGTCTCCGTTGGGGTGATGGAGACTGCAATGGACATCCCCCGCCAACCCAAGGAAGACCTCAAGCAACTGGTTCGCGATGTAATCGCGAACCAAGTGCTGTTGTCGGCACAGGTACCCGACAACCTCATCAGCATGGTCTTCATGCCCATCGCGCTGGGCGGTCTCGCCTACCCCGTGGACGAGCCCGAGCTCCCCAAGGAGCCCGCGAAGCCCGTGCGCGGGTTCACCCGCCCGAAGCGCCCGGAGCCCGACGTGGGTGCGGCGCGCGAGGGTCTGAAGGCGGCGGTGGCGGAAGCCCGCGAGGCTCTCGCCCGTGCCGAGTTCCGTGCCCGCTGGGGCGAGGTGGAGGACAGTGAGGTAGAAGCTGCCCGTGAGGCTCTCACCCGTGCCGAGGATGCCCTGCGGGATGCCGAGGCTGCTGCGAACCGTGCTGCGGACGCTGCCCATGAGGCGGCACTCACCGAGCACCGGGCGAACCTCTCAAGGCACCGTGCGAAGCTGGCCGAGTGGCGCGGGCGGATGAAGGTGTGGCGGGAGGAGTGCGACGCCCTCCAGACCAAGGTGAAGGAGTGGGAGGCGGGGCGGGACGCCCACTTCGACAAGCTGAAGTCCGACCTTGGTGTGGTCTACGGCTACTACAAGGACTCCATGGGGGGACGTGCGATCAACGGCTTCCCGATGCTGGCGTCGTGCGCCCTCCTCCACCGTGAGGATTGGGCGTTGGTGAGGGCGGCGATTGGCCGGGAGCTCGACCGACAGAAGGAGATCGAACTGTGAGGGAAAATCCATGGGACTACTACCGAAAACGCCTACGGTAGATACCCTATGCCCCGTGCGGGGCATGAGCTCCCTGCGATCCTCCCTCATTCGGCTGGCTCACCAGCAGCCGCATCTCCGTCCGCAGCTTCTCCCTCTCCTCAAGGCGGCGGGCAATCTGGGCGAAGAGCTCAACCCGTACCTTCTGGAGTTCGACAAGGTGCCCGCGTCCGAGGAGGACATGGAAGAGGCCCAAGAGAACCTCGACAACGCGAGCAACGACCTCCAAGGGATCGTGGAGGACACGTCGCGAAATGTCGCGGCCTTGGTAAAGAAGGCCCTTTGGGAGAGCGGCAAGTTCAACAAGTTCTTCAGCGGGGGGAGCGCCGAACTGTTCCACGACGATCTCATCGCTTCGGTGATCTCGGCGGTCCACAACGCCAAGTGATCCGACGCTCTCATCGGTGAACGGTAACTCGCCCACCGAGGACGAGAGATGGATACCAAGTTCGCGGACTTCCTGCGGGGGCTCATCCCTACCGTCTCTGGGTGTACGACCGTCGTCGTCCATCCCGAGGACTACAACGATCACCTTCGGAACGTGCTGGGCGAGGAGCTCGTGCGGACCCGGAACATCGCCACGATGATGTCCGGGTGCGTCGGTCACCTTGCCCGTCCCGACGGGAAGCTCGTGGCCCTGTTCATTCGGGAGTGGGTGCCGAGGGGTGAGGTGCGCGTCGGTACGGTAGCCCTGCTGAAGGAGCCTCACCCGTAGGATGCCCGAGATCAAGTTCTCCAACGAGAAGGCAGAGCGGTGGTTGGATCGGATCGAGAAGCGTCTGGCTTCCCTACCGCCCGAGGACCACGTCCAGTATCAGAAGCTCCGTGAGACGCTCCGTGAGGGTCGAAGGCTCGACTCCCAGCAAGCCAAGATGCTGCACGTCTTGGGAAGGAAGCTATGATCTGCCCCGACTGCGGGTTGAAAAGCCCGACACCCACCAACGACTGGCAACACAAAGCGGCGTTCGTCTGTGGTGATTGCCTCAAGGCGGCGAAGCCGGAACCTCCGGGCGGGTGGCCGATCATCGCCCGGTGGATCAGCCGGGAGCGTGGCAGGGGCGTGTTCGCCCGTGACGACATCGAGCGTGGCGTGACCGTCGAGCGGTGCTGGGTGATGCCGTTGCCCGAGGACGAGTCCCTCCAGTCCCTCTCCATGCCGACGGTGAACCGCTACCTGTTCCCGTGGGTGAACGGGAAGCGGTGCATCATTTCTGGCGAGGGGCTCCTCTATAACTTCGACCGCTTCGACACGACGGGGCGGGAACCCAACCTCGTGTGTGTGCTTCGGCAGGGTCTCTCGGCCATCGAGTTCCGCGCCATGCGGAGCATCAAAGCTGGCGAGGAGCTCACTTGGGACTACTCCCGGGCCATGACCCGGAGCTCGTGACCCGGTAGAGAGTCTATTCCCGGCAGGGGGTATGACCCTCCGCACCCGTCTCATCCGTCTGGCCCACCAGCAGCCGTCTCTCCGTCCGCAGCTTCTCCCTCTCCTCAAGGCGGCGCGCGTCACCCAAGAACTCATCCGGGTGAAGTACGTCAACCTTGGGGACTTCGGCGGGACCGACCCCGTGGAAGACTCTTGGGTGCTGGATGTCGCTGGGCCGACGTTCGACTACCGTGACGAGCTCAAGCGTCTGGGCTTCCGTTGGAACTCAGCCAGCAAGGTTTGGAGCATCGACGCGACGCTGTACAAGTACGGCGGGCGGCGCAACGCGGAGTTCTACAAGAACCGCAAGCTCCAAGAAGCTGCCTTCCCGGTGGTGCAAGCCCTCGCCAAGAAGCACAACGAGGCGGCAGAGGCGTTCAACCGTGGGGTCCGTCCCGGTGGTGGCGGTGACGACCGCGAGGTCGTCGAGCACTGGCAGCGGCTTGAACGGATGCAGCCCAAGCTGGAGGCGGCGGGGCTCAAGGTCGAGCACACCTACCCCGGTCGCTACGACGTGACCGAGGGCACAGTGACCGTGAGCGGCAACACCTACCCGTTCGTCGCGGTCATGAAGAAGTACGGGTGGAAGTGGAACCCGTCGAAGAAGGCGTGGCAGATCCCGGTTCCCGAGTACCACGCGATCCAAGACAGGTGGATGGGCGACGTGGTGCGGGAACTCCCGAGTCGTCCCGAGCCCGTGGTGTCTGCCGTGTTCTCGGAGATGAGCCAGCGTGAGCTCGCGGATTGGGTGGGCAGTCACTACGACTACGAAGACCTCACGCAAGACGGCGAGCAGGACGCGAAGGTGGGGATCGCCCGCTACATGGCCTACCTCAAGGGCTTGAGCCCGAAGGACCAGCAGAGCTTCTACGAGAAGCAAAACCGCCTCTACGGGCGCTGAAGGAGCTCCTCCCGTGAACCTGCGATCCAAGGTCATCCGCCTCGCCCATGCCCAGCCCGGTCTCCGTCCTCTCCTCCTGCCCCTCCTCAAGACGGCGGGGGACGTGATCCCGTTCGTGGGCCGCGCGCCGCGCAACCCGCACACGGTGACCCTCGCGGGCGACAAGTACGTCCTGTCCACCCATTCTGGCGGGCTGATGGGCGACCTCATGGAGCTCCCCGAGGAGGCCGAGGAAGGGGCTCGCATCATCCACGTTCGACCCGACGACCCGTGGAAGTACCTCTGGGCCTACGACACGGACCATCAAGTTCTGGCCATGTGGCGGGTGTCGGACGGCAACGAGAAGGAGTATGGGTCGGCCAAGTCCCAGACCGCCCTCCTCGTGAAGCTCGACAAGAAGGGCGAGCTCAACCGTGTGTCGGGTGCCCAGTTCCGGGCCATCGAGACGGCGATGCGCGCCCAAGAGGATGCCCACACCCGTGCGCTGGAGCAGTGGGTCGAGGAGACCAAGACCAACGCCCAGCGTGACGTGGACGCCCTCGTGCGAGAGTACTTCGACACGAAGGTCCGCCCCGTGATGGACCGGGCGGTTCGGGATGTGGAGCGGGGTGCGACCCCGTTGGGCTTCAAGGCAGACCCCGGTGGATTTCCCGTCGAGCGGCAGATGAAGTCCTACGTCACGGGAAAGCTCTACGAGAAGCTCCTCAACCTCGACGCCGTGGACGCCTACGTCAAGTCCAAGGGCGTGGACCTCGACGCGATTGACAGCCAAGCAACCCAGTGGGCGCGGGACGACGTGTGGTTCGACTACCTCAAATCCGTCCTGCGCTGAGAAGAAACCCAACACATGAGCACTCTTCGTTCCAAGGTCATCCGGCTCGCGCACCAGCGCCCAGAGTTCCGCCCCCACCTTCTCCCTCTCCTGAAGGAAGCGGCTATGCCCCCTGCGGACCGAAAGAAGAAGGTTGCCGAGATCTTCAAGAGGTTCAAAGGGATCGGTGATGGGATGGTCCGTGGCGGGAAGCACAAGATCATGCTCGCCGTCGAGGGTTACAACACCGTAGTGCTGGAAGACGCCACCGACGAGGAGATCGACCGCATTTACGCGAAGTACATCCTCAAACTCTGAAGGAACCTCTCACCCATGAATATCCTGCTGCAACTTCTCGCCATCCTCCGCGCCCTTCAGTGGTCGCACCAGACCGCCCACTGGAAGGTCCGTGGCGAGCCGTTCTACGGGGACCACCTGCTCTTCCAGAAGCTCTACGAGGCTGTGGGCGAGGAGATCGACACGCTGGCCGAGAAGATCGTCGGGATCTACGGCCCGGGCGCGATCACGAACCTGTCGCTCCTCTCGGACACGCACAAGTTCGTCGCCAACCACGCGGCGTCGGGCGTGGGGGACAACCCCTACCAGTGCGCCCTGCTCATGGAGGAGCACCTCCAGCGGGCGCTCAAGCTCGCCTACGACGAGCTCAAGGCCAGCGGGGAGATGTCCCTCGGCCTCGACGACTTCCTCATGGCGACGGCGAACGCTCACGAGACGGCGCTGTACCTGCTCCGTCAGCGCAACCGCCCCAAGGCGGCGAGCGCGAAGACCGCTGCGCTCCCCCCGGCGAAGACGTGGTTGGAGACCCAATTGGGGAAGGTGTTCACCGACGAAGCGGCGGGGCACGAGTTCTGGTTCATCCCCTCTTCGGTGACCAAGAGCAACACGGCCAAGGGGCACATCGTGACCATCGTCTGGGTGGACAGCACCAAACCCAGCAAAGCCAAGCAGACAACTCTCCCAGAGAGGGATCTGCTTCGGTGGAAGGTTCTCTCTCCAGTAGACGTACCAGACCCGGTCAAAGCCCGATTCCAAGAGGTGGGAGTGAGGGTGGCCAGCACCGACCACTTCGCTGCACTGCGTCAACCCAAGGGCTACAAGCCCGTGTACGAGGGGAACGCGATGGCCGTCCCGTTGACGTGGGGCACGGCGGGCAAGATGGTCCCCTACGACGTAGCCCAGTACATGGCACCGCTGTTCGACGCGGCGAAGGGTGGAGTGGCCTACGTCCTCGACCAGAACAAGGTGTTCACGGCGGCGGGCCTCGCTGCGGTCGAGAAGGCACTTGAACAACGCATCGCGGACGATTACGGGGAGCAGTACGCAATGGACTCGGAGTACTTCCAAGGCAACGACACGCCCAACGCCGAGATCGCTCTGACCATCTCGGGCGAGCAGGCAGATATGGCTCGCAAGGTGAAGGTGAAGATCACCCCGATCACCTCGCCTACGTCTGGCAAGGCTGGCCTCAAGGTGGTGTTCAACCCCACCCACGATCAGATCAAGGCGATCCGCTAGCGCACCTTGGTCTTGTGGCCTCGGATGTCGCCCATCCCCACCAAGTACCCGCCGTTGTTCCGCTCCTTGTAGTCCAGCCGGAAGGGCTCGACGCCGGGGGGCAACCCGTACTTCTCGATGGTCCGACGATGAAGGTCGGCCCAGAACGCCCACCCCTCGCGACTGCGGGGGTCGTGGCGCAGCACGTTCTTGGCGGCGCGGGCGATCTGCCAGTGGTACAGCAGAGACGGGCGGAAGTAGTACTCCCTCGCCGTCGGCGGGTCTTTCCGGCCCCACCCGCTGGTCGGCGCGACCATGAGTTCTGCCACGGCGACGATGGCCATCTCGACGTAGGGGTCGTCGGGCTTCAGCGGGTCGCGCTTGTACTTCCGGGCGAACGCCTTGACGTACACGGACGCCCGGTAGAGCTCGCGGGGGAGGGTGCTGGCCCACACGAGGCACTCCCGCCCTCGCGGGGTGAGGGCTCCCTCCGCGTCGAGGTGCGCGTCCATGATGTGGGTGAAGATCCGCCCTCGGAAAATCTGGTCCCCTCGGTAGATGCCGGGGAACGGGTTGCCCGAGAGGTAGTTGATGCCGTGGAAGAGCCAGAAGTCGTGGCCGATGTTGCGGTCGTTGGCGGCGAACGCCTCAAAGGTTCGGATGGGGCGCTCCAGCAACCCTCGCTTGTGAACACCCTTGGGCACGGTCTGGGACTCTACGAAAGCGAACGGCCCCGGGGACACACGCTCCCGGGGCCGTCCTTCTACCGTCAGCGTCGCCTACCTCCCGGTCGGGGCCGATTGTCGGCGTACCGAAGGAACACTGGTGCCGGGGACACTGTGACCCCGGTGGCGTAGGCGCGACGGTAGTAGAGGCCCACCATGCGGCGGACGGTCTCGGCCTCGTTGTAGGAGTACGGGTCTGGTCGGCACCCGTTGCCGTGGTGGTAGTGCCCGAGGATCTGGGCCAAGCCACGCTCGCAGCGGGCGTAGGACCGTCGGAGGATACGCAGGGACGACTGGGAGTCGTCCGCCAGCGTGTGTCCCCGGCGGTTCACCGACGAGAGGCCAAAGGGAATGCCCGCTCGGCCAAACCCCGTCTCGTAGAACGAGATGGTCAGCAGGAGAGCTTGCTCCTGCGGGTCACTCGTCGCTTCGACGACGGTACGGGCGATGGTCTCCAACCGCTCACGAGGCTCGTGGCGGGCGAAGGAGAGCATCACCGTGAGCCAAAGGGCTACGATGGATTCAGTCATGGTGGAGTCCTTCTCGCACTCCCCTCGGTGACCTCGTGCGGTAAAATCCGCGTGATGAAGGTCATCGAAGGCAAGCGCGCATTGGGGTCCCTCACGCGCGGGATGACGGAGCTTGCAAAGCTGGTAGCGACCACCTACGGGCCACACGGGTCCAAGGTGGCAGTGGACAAGAAGGGCAGAGTGCTGGTGACGACCGATGGGTCATCACTTGCGCGTGAGGTACGTTTTCAAGGGTACGAGAGACTCGGTGTTTCTCTGGTTCGTGCGGCGACCTCCGTGGTGGATGGCAGTTCGGGGGATGGTACGAGCACCACCATCCTGTTGGCAAATGCTCTGGTCCAAGCTGCGCTGGACCATTACACCCCTCGGACGTGGAACCCGGTGGCCCTCGTCCAAGAACTGCGCGACTATCTCCACCCCGTCGAGAGCCTCATCACCGAGATGGCCCGGGAGCCCGACGAGGCCGTCCTGCGCCGCGTGGCCCTCATGGCCTCCCACGGCGACGAGTTGGTGAGCTCCACGGTGGTGGACGCCGTCCTGCGGGTCGGTGAGAACGGCACCGTGTTGATCCAGCCCGGTGACGGGGTGGGCATCGAGGCCGACTACCGGGACGGGCTGGTGCTCGACGTGGGATGGGCAGCAGTCGCGATGGCGAAGGGCGACGGGGTGCCGAGGGTGTTCGACGGCCCGTTGGTGGCCGTGGTCAACGCGCCCCTGCTCTCGTTCGACGACGTGCAGACGCTCATGGAGGAAGCCTCCCAGTGGCCGGGGCGCGGGCTCGTGCTGTTCTGCCCGAGGCTGGGTGGGAGCGCCCTCACGACGATGGTGATGAACGACGCCAAGGGGGTGCTCCCCTGCATCGCCGTCACCTACCTCAACCCCTCCCTCTACGAAACCCACGATTGGTTGGAGGACGTGGCGGCGGTCTCAAACTGCCTCTTGGTGGACCCCGTCGCGGGTGACAACGTGCAGAACTTCAAGGCCGAGTGGCTCGGCTGCGCCCGGAAGATCACCGTCGAGAAGAACCGCACGGAGATCCTCTCCTACCCCGATTCGGAAGACCGTATCGCCGCACGGGTAGCAGAGCTCCTTCGACGTGCGGACGAGACAACCTCCGACTACGACCGAGACAGGTACCGGGAGAGGGCAGGTGCGATGGACGGTGGCCTGTGCGTCCTCAAGGTCGGCGGCTACACGAACGCCGAGGCCGTGGAACGACGGTCGAGAGTCGAAGACACCCTCCACGCCGTCCGCGAGACCCTCAAGGGAGGGGTGGTTCCGGGGGCTGGCCGTACACTACACTATGTTAGCGTGCAAGACGAGTTACGTCACAGCATGGCTGGTAGCGTATTGTCACGGGCGCTGGAGGAGCCTGCACGGGTTCTGTGTGCTCGGGCGGGCGTGTCGTTCGACGCCTTGGGCAACTTGGGGGACGACCCGTGGGTGGGTTGGTGCCCGGTGCGGGAGTCGGTGGAGAACTTCTGGGAGGCCCCCGCCGTGGCAGACCCCGTGGGCGTGGTGCTGGGGTCTCTCCGGGCGGCGATGTCCGTGGCGTGCGAGGTGCTGCTCACGGGTGTCGTGCTCGCCAAGTGACGATTCCCGGTTACGGGTGAGGGGGTGCCTCCGTGGTGATGACATGAGCTACAACCCCCGCACCCGCTACGCCATCAACTCCACCACCTTCGTCATCAACGGCGGCGTCGAGCTCGTCCGCTGGACCTACGAGCGGGACGAGGACGGCGTCTACGAGATCCCCGTGGGCGTCAGCCCGACGGTCGGCCCGGATTACCACCGGGCGATGTGGGACGCCATCCACGCGGCGGCGGCGCGCACCCCGCCCGTGCGGGTGTGACCTCGGGGGAGTCCGCGCTCCCTAATGGTTCTATGGTGCCCCTCGTATAGCTCCCGCTGTACGGGGGGCGCGGTGCATTTCGGAACACGAGATATAGATGCGCGGCCTAACCCTCCGACTCACGAACGTGTCCGCCTCTGTTGTGGCGGTGCCCGACTTGCCGTCGTTGGCCCCGCTGGCACCGGGCGAGTCTCGCGACCTCCTGTACGTCAACGACGTGCAGAACTCGCTGGAGTACGGGAGCCTCAACTCCCTACTCATCGCGGGGCGTGTCACCACGCAGTTCGTCTCGGGCACGAACCTCAACCAAGCCCCGGTGGGTCGCACGTTCACGGGTGCGTCTCCGACGGAGAGCGGGGAGCGGGGCCTCGTCCCCACGACGCCCGTCGCCAGCCGTGGCAACTTCTTGAGGGGCGACGGGACGTGGAGCCCGGTGACGCCCTCGGTCATCGGGGCGATCCCGCAGTCCCTCCTCACGACGCAGGGCGACCTCCTGTTCCGTGGGATCACCACCTCGGAACGGTTGCCCCTCGGCACCCTCGGTCAGTCCCTCCGCGCCGGGGTCGTCAACCCGGAGTGGGGTAGCACGACCCTCTCGGGCACCCTTGCGTCTCGACCGACAGCGGGTCCGTACTACCAAGGGGTGTTCTACTGGGCGACGGACACGAGCGCCCTCACCCTCTGCTACTACGACGGCAGCGCGTGGGGCTGGAACTCCGTCGGTGGCGGTAGCGGCGGGGTGCCGGGGCTCACCCGGAAGGTCATCCCCGACCCGGAAGTGGTGACGGTCCCCGACGGGTGCCAGTACCTCGTCGCGGACTCGATCACGTTCTTGGGCTCGGCCAGCATGGTGTTGCTGGGCAACGCCGACTTGGTGATCCTCGGTGATCCCCCGGTGCCTTGGACGGATGTGCTCCCCACGGCGACGTTGCTGACCACCAACGCCGTGACTCAAACCCTCACGGTCACCCCCACGACGGCGAACCGGGCGCACTTCTACGACCTCACCGTCAACGCCTACAAGACGGACCTCTCCGCGCAGGTGGCGTTCAAGGTGTGGGCGACGGTCACGAACGCGGCGGGCGTGGTGACGGTTCGGGACGTGGTCATCACTCCCACGGACCCGGGAACCGTGTGGACGGTGACGGTGACGGCCACCGCGCCCAACGTGTTGGTGAAGGTCACCGGGGCGGCGGCTACCAACGTGCGCTGGAACCTCGCGGGCACGGCACTGGTGAACTGACATGACCACTCGGTACCCGGTACTCACGACCACGCCCACCACGCTCACGACGGACGGCCCTCAAGGGACGGGAAGCCTTCGCACGATCAGCACGAGCAACCCACAGAACTTGGGGTCGCCCGCTCCCGGCAGCGCACTGAATGCGAGCGCGTCGGATCACGTCCACCAGATGCCCAACGCGGGCGACGTGGGGGCGATTCCGACGACTGCCCTCACGGTCAGCAATCCGGCATCCCTTGGGTCTTTGGCCGCGCCGGGGTCTTCGTCGGACGTGGCCCGTCTCGATCACGTTCACCCGTTCCCCTCGGCCAGTGACGTGGGCGCAGTCCCCACGACCCGGAACGTCAACACCACCTCCCCTCTGTCGGGCGGTGGAGGTCTCTCGGGAGACCTCAACCTCTCGGTGGATGCCGCCACCACGTCGGCGGCTGGCGTCGTCCAACTGTCGAGCTCCAACCCGCAAGACCTCGGGACAGCATCCGCCGGGAGCACGGGGGACGTGAGCGATGCGGGACACGTCCACGCAATGCCAGCGTTCCCCCCGGCGTACATCCCGCTCTCGGGACTCGTGTCGGTGGACGGGACGCTCGGGACGGTGGCCGTGGGAGGCTCCCCCGGTGCCATCGTGGACACCGCGTACACCTTCACGGGCAGGACGACAACGTGGAACTTCATCGCCACGGCGGCGGTGAGCACGGCCCCGGCGCAGACAGGGACCATCGAGCTCTGGGACGTGACGGCGGCACCCTCGCTATTGGTGAGCTTGGGTCCGATCAACACGACCTCCCCGGCTTCGTACAGCGCCCCCGTCCCATCCCCTCTGGCTCCGACCCTGTACGAGGTGCGGATGTCCGTCACAGGCGGGACGGTGGGCGACGTTCTGACGGTGAATGGCTCGGCGTTGCAAGTGACGTGGGCGTAGCCCGGAGACTCGGAGATAGACGATGACCGTTCACGGCGTAATCGAGATGTACGACACGGCGGCGATCACCGCCCGCGTCAATTTCTTCTTCACGGCGATCTACTCCAAGCTCTACGAGTACTGCGACCAGAACCCGCTGAACGGCCCGGGGACGATGCCGCTGGAGCTCATCGCCGCGAACCGTGGCAGCGGCGGCACCGGGGACCTCGACGCTCCACCCAGCTTCGGTGACGGGGCGTTCGCGGTGTTCCGCTGGAAGAAGTCGGGCGAGACGGGCATCACCACGACCCGCACGCACTCGATCTACCTGCTGATCCAGTACGCGGGAAGCGGGGCCATCAGCACGGTCGCCCCGGCGTTCATCTTCAGCAACCCGGGTTACACCCAGTGCGTCGGGATCGCCGTGGCGATGGGGGATGACGGGGCTGGGAACGACACGTCCCCGTGGACGGGCACGACGAACGCCTCCTCGGGGGCCGTCGCCGCCGCCAACGACACCAAGGGTGCGACACCGGGCACCGGGCCTGTGTGGGACGCCACCAAGCGGTACGTCCTCCCCCGTTCGAACGCGGCGGACGGACCTCGTGCGAGCGATACCGCCGACATGATCCCGATCTTCACGAACATCGACGGCTACTCGGCGCAGACCCGCTGCCACATGGTGTTCGATGAGAACAACTTCGCGGCGGTGACCTCGTGGGTTGACAACGGGAAGTACATGTTCTCGGGGTTCTTCACGGGCACCCCGGATACGGGCATCGACCTCCCGGTCCCGCAGGTGTCGATGATCTTCAACCAAGTGGAGGCGGCTCTCGCAAGTACGGCCTACCCCAACTACAACCCATATAACAGCACTCAAAACGGCGGCACGCTGGGGCTGATCGACGTTGGACCTCCTCGCTCGTTCGACTCGGTGAACCTGTACATCGGAGCACCTCCGTACCAAGATTCTCCGTACCAACCCAACAAGCAGCTTTCGCCCATCAGCTACAACGCGGGTCCGTGGACCACGGCGGTGTCCGATACGGACGGGCTGAACGGTCGCACGGGTGTGCTGGGGAGCTTCCTGCTCGGTACGTCGAAGGTGCTCACGCACTCGACGAACGTGGGCTTGACCTTGGCCGTGTTTCAGATCGTCACTGATCCAAACTACCCCTCGGTCGTCCTCCCGTGGGACGGGGCGACCACCCCCGGATTGAACATCACCCCCGGCACCTATGTGAGCTTCTGATGGCGGTGGAGAACATCAGCATCGTCCCTGCGATCACGCCGACGAGCTACGTCGTCGGTGGGAGCCACAGCCCGGGGATCGCGACGGTATCGGCCATCACTCCCGTCTCGTTCACTCCGGGGGGCGGTGGTGGAGGTGGGGGTATGACGACCTACTACTACCGCACGAACGCTTGGGTGTACGGCAGCACGACGAGCCTCCCCGTCCCGGCGGGCGCGACGATCTACAGAATCACGACGACCTAGAGCATCGCGTGACCGACTAACGGGCGGTACACACTATATCGCCACCGTAGAAGCGACACCCCCACGGAGACCCCATGTCCAAGATCGTTCTGACTGACGAAGCCTCGACCCCGGCGACCCCCGCATCGGGTACGACCGTCCTCTACACGCAGGGCGGGTTTCTCTACGTCTTGAACGATGGGGGGACCACGTCCAGCCCGATCAACTCGTCGATCTTCACGGCGACGGGGCAACTTCTGTACGCCTCGGGGGCGAGCACCCCGGCGGCTCTGCCCATCGGCACGACGGGTCAGTTCCTCGGGGTGTCTGGCGGTGGTATCCCCGCTTGGACGACCCTGTTCAGCACGACGCTCCCAGCCGCTCTGGGCCTCTCGGCTGCTGCGGGCACCTCCACGGAGGCGGCGCACCAAGATCACGTCCACGCCCTGCCCGTCTCGGCGTTGGGCGACCTCATGTACGCGAGCAGTGCCTCTACGGTCACGAACCTTCCAATCGGGACGGCCAACCAGTTCCTCCGCGTGAACGGAGGGGCTACGGCCCCGGAGTGGGACACCATCGGCGCGTCCGACGTGGGCGCGGTGCCTTCAAGCACCGTCACGACGGCGGGAGACCTCATCTACGGGACCGGGGCGGGCACGGTCACCCGGCGAGGCATCGGAACGGCGGGGCAAGTTCTCACGGTCAACAGCGGAGCGACGGCCCCGGAGTGGGTGAGCCCTCCGACGTTCGTGGCGGGAACCTCCAACTCCACGGCCCAGTACCGGGGCGCGACGGCGATCCAAGACGCCATCACCGCAGCGGGTGCTGCGATCACGGGCGGACTCGCAGCGGCGACGGTGGTGGTCCTCCCCGGCTCGTATACGGAAAGCCTCACCCTCTCCAAGAACGTCTCGCTGGTCGCGAGCGGGGGTTTTGGGTCCACCCTTCTCACGGGGAACATCACCTGCACGGCGGACAGCGGGACTCAAGTCATCTCGGGGCTGTACGTCCAAGGGTACGCACTCCTCGATAACCCCGGTGGAGCCACCACCACGGCGTCCCTGTACATCGCCAACTGCGCCTTCCAAGTGAGCGGTGCTGTGGCCCCCATCTCTGTCTCGGACAGCGGGTGGGAGATCAGCCTCGAAAGGGTCACTATCAGAAGTACGAATCCCGGCACCGCTGCGCTCTCCACGGGCACCTTCGAGGTGAGGTTGACCGCGATTGGTTGCGAACTGAACACGTCTGCGGGGTTCTGCCTCGATGGCTCCTTCACGGAGGCGTACCTTGAGAAGTGTTCCTTCAACATGACGTTGAATCTCCGCGACACCACGGGATTGAACTCCATCAACGTCAAGGATTGCTCGTTCGGCCTCAATGGAGGCCCGTCGCAGGTGTTCCTGTTCCCCGGCAGCGCCGCGTTCAGCTTGAACCTCTCGGGGAGCCTCAGCACGTCGGGCCTCGCGGCGGCGGGCACCCTGTACACCGTACTGGGAGCAGCCACCGTGAACCTCCTTGCCACGGCAGGGACGTTCCTCGGTTCGTACCCGTTCGCCAACCTTCCCGTTCTCACGGGAGGGTCGCCGGATGGTTGTCTGGCCTACGCTACGGACGAAAACGCCCTGTACGTCCGTCGCTCTGCGGCGTGGGCGAAGGTCGCGAGCACGTCGAGCGACAACACTTGGAACGCCTCGGGCGGGCAGCAGACGTTCTACACGACGCAGTTCAACCGCGCGGCGATTCCCGACGCGGTGAACGGTGGGGCTTCGTACAACCTCGTCGATACGAGCGCACCTTTGGTCCGCATGGAGACTGCGGGTAGCGCGAAGACTGTGGCGCTGTTCTCTCCGGTTGCTGGGGATGTTGGAAAGCAGTGGGTGGTCTTCGACGCTGCAAGGGACGCTTCTGGTGCCGGTCCCATCACGATCAGCCTCTTGGTCGGGACGGATACGCTGAACGGATCGGCGGGCGGGACGGCGACGATCTCCACGGACGGGGGGGCTCTCGTTGTCCGCGTATCGGCGGCGAACTCTTGGGAGACCCTTGGGTACTGACCGATGATCTACCTGCTCGGAGCCACCGCAGCCATCGCCACGGCGAACGCCGCACCGCCCCCGGTGACCGATTACTTGACGACGTTGAACGCGGCCTATCCGGTCGGAAACATGAATTACAATCCCGGTTTCCAGATCGTGATTGGCACGCTGTTTACCGCAATCGGAACATCCTGCACCGGGATCGAGCACCTTGTTGCTCTCGACAGCGGTACTGACCCCAACGACATCCGTTTCGACTTGTGGAGCGTCGTTGGTAGCACCAACCTCGCATCGGAGACGATCCCGTTTGCGCCGTCCATGTTTGGGACGAAGGTGTCCACGACCGGAGCTTTTGCTCCTCTCGGAGTGCCGCTGATTCCGGGTCAGCAATACATCGCAAGCGTCAGCTTGATTGGCGGGTTCGGGCCTTTCCCGTACTCGCAGATTGTCCCTCTGGGATACCTGCCGATATCCTTCCCAACGTACACCGTGGGTGCCGGGGCACAGGTCTTCGCCGGGGCTTTTGTCGGCTTTCCCGCCACGAACGATCCGGCCTACGCCGCATACGTTCAGCCGGTGATATCCTAGCTCATCACGGGCTAGGTAGGGCACCCACCCGTTTCCCGCCCTATACCCCGCCGCCTTGCGATGGCTGCGAAGACCGCCAAAGCTGACCTCACCCCCGTCCGACAGCGGACCCAGTACACCTGCATGTCCGCGTCGATGTCCATGTGCCTCCAAGCACACGGGCACGGGTGCGACGAGGACGAGGTGAACCGGGTGATGGGTGCTCGCCCGATGCAGGGGGCGACGTGGGAGCAGGCCCTTGCCTGCGCCCAGCACTACGGGATGCGGGGCACCCTCACCTCACCCTGCACCCTCAAGCAACTCAAGGCGTGGACGGACGCAGGAACGCCCGTCATCATCGCGTGGAATCCCGAGGGGCGGGAGTGGTCGCACGCCTCGGTGGTGTTCGACGTGGATGACGAGTGGAACGTCCATGTGGCGGACCCCAACATCCCCGACCCGGACGAGACCGTGCGGGTGGTGTCCAAGTCCGAGTTCTACGCCAAGTGGTACGAGAAGTGGCCCAAGTACCTCGTCCGTCGCCCTGCGATGGCCATCGAGCGTGAGGTCACCCCGAAAGGAAGACAGGTCATGGCATCCGAGCACGACGCGGGCAAGAAGGAGCGGCGGTCCCTCAAGGACAAGGGGATGGCCCGGTTTCTCCAGCACGGGCCTGTCCGCCCCACGGAGAAGTCCGACGCTGCGAAGGCCATGTCCAAGGTCCAGTGGGAAGCCCGGAAGGACGAGGGCCGTGCGGGCCTCCCCGGTGCTGGCCTCGGCGCGGGCTACCACAAGGACAAGTCTCGGTACGACCGGGGTCGTGAGAAGAGCGTCGAACGAGAGGCCGGGAGCCTCACCCAACCTCTCATGACTCGTCGAGACTACGGAGTGACTGCATCCATGAAGGCCAGCGACTACGCCAGCATCCTCAAGTACGCCGTCAACCTCCCCCCGGAGGTCGAGAAGGATGTCGAGGAGATCAAGAAGAAGAACCCCGACTACTCCGAGGGGCAGGCGTGGGCGACGGCGTGGAGCATCCACTGCAAGTACCGCGACCCCGGCAGCGAGCACTGCCAGCAGGACGCTTCGGACTACTTCCCGGGGCGCACGGCCAAGTTCCCGGCGGGCAAGTCGATGACCGTGGACGAGGTGGCTGACGTTGTCGGTCCCGAGTTCAAGGAGATGAACGAAGACCCGCCCGCGTCGGTGGTGAAGGTCCGCGAGGAGATGCAGAAGAAGGCCAAGCCCCTCATCGCGATGGACGCCTTTGCAGAAATGCTGAAGACGACCAAGTTTGAGAAGGGCAAGTCGATGACCGTGGACGAGGTCGCCAAGGTGGTTGGCCCCGAGTTCAAGGAGATGAACGAAGATCCCCCAGAGTCGGTCGTCAAGCTCCGCAAGGACATGGAGGGCAAGACCGCCGACATCGAATCGGTCATGCACCGTGAGGACGACGGCACGGTCCCGTTCAACCTGTTCTTCAACCGCACCGCCGCCCTCGACTGGACGACCGTCGCCACAGCCCTCATGAAGGCCAACAAGGGGATGACCGAGGACGACCTTCACTACCGGGCGTACCTCCGGGCGATCATCTCGGACGACAGCGCCACGGCGAAGCACCTCGTCTCCAAGTTCAAGGGCGCGGCCAAGGCCCGGGAAGAACTCATCGACGAAGCGGGCAAGGGCAAGACCGCCGCCGTGACCGCTGGCGGCAAGTGGGGCTTCACGAAGAGCACCGAGAGCGCGTGTACGGCGGGCGTGAACAAGCTGGCGAAGTCCGCCAAGCGCATCGCGTCGAACCTGTACGCCAAGGACGAGGGCTCGGTGGCGTTCCTCCAGAAGCACGCCGCGAAGGCGGGCAGCAAGACCGCCTCGATGCTCCTCAAGGCGATGGAGGACATCGGCCCCGCTGCGGCGCTCAAGGCTGGCAAGACCGCTGGCAAGTCGGGCAACGGCCTGTACGGCTTCAGCGAGAAGACCGCCAAGCTGGGCCTCGATGCTTGCAGCGCCCTGCACCACGAGGCGGGAGTGATTGCCGCTGACCTGTTCGCCCGGAATGGTTCGGACCCGGTGAAGGTGGCTGGCTACCTCACGGCGAACGCCAAGAAGGGCAAGTGCGCGTACAGCGCCCTGCTCGCGGAGGTCGCCCCGGAAGCGAACGAGATGGTGATCGACAAGCTCGCGGCATCCAAGAAGAAGCCCGCGAAGCCCGACACCGACTTCGTGGTCGAGGAGGACGACGGTATCTGGTCCGTGATCGGAAAGCCGTCGAAGTTCGTCTACTCGGCCCACGGCTCGGAGGCGGAAGCCGAGAAGGCCAAGGACGAGTGGCTCGACGCCATCCCGGCGCAGAAGAAGAAGGCCCACACCGTCGAGTCGAGGCTGGCGGCGAAGATCGCCGCTGACTTCATGGCGGCGCAGGACGACGAGACGGCGGACGACGAGACCGCCGACGAAGAGACGGTCTGACCGTCAGTTGACCGATACGGCCCTGTCCCATTCGGGACGGGGCGCTCCCTCCCCGACAGCCATCCCCCGCTCGTACCCGAGGTCGTAGTCCAAGTTCTCTCCTTCTGGGAGGTGCGGATCGCGGCCCATCTTCTCGCGGCCCATGATGTACCCCGTGGCGAACGCAGACTTGTCCTTGCCGGGGATGTCGGGCCACCGCAGACGGTTGGCTTCCATCGTGAGAATCGTGGCGGTGTCGTCGTCACCGAGGAACGACGGGTCCGTGATCGCGGCGAGTTGGAAGAGGAACGTGAAGGAGTCCATGTTTCATGCCCTCGTGGAAGGTTGTAGCCACGAGCTCACGTCCTGTCGAACGTCGCTCGGAAGGTAGGGGTGGGGATGATCGTTCCAGAGGGCGGCGAACTCCTCATGGTAGAGGGTGGGCTCTCGGCGGGGCTCGTTCCCGTAGTGGATGAGCACGTTCGTCTGGCGCGGTAGACACCGCACGGGCTCGCGTCGGGACAGGTAGGCGAACAACGGGGGTGTCCCGCACGCCGTCCCGTCCGTGTTCTTGCCGACGTACACGATGTTTGGGACGGCACGGAGGATCTCCGTGAGTCCCATGAGCGTGTAGTTCTGGGGCCAGCACACCACTGCCACCTCGACGCCCTCGGGACAGGGCCAGTGCTTGAAGTAGCTCTGGTGGTGCTCGATCCTCTGGTGGTGCTCGATCCTCGGGTGCTCGACGGGACAGGGAGCCTTGTCCACGGCGTGGACGAGCTTGGCCCCCATGTTGGCCATCGTGACGGCGAGTGCTCCGCTCCCGCACCCAAGGTCCGCGACCGTGCGTCCCTCGACCACCGTGCGGAGGTATGCCACCTGTTCGCTCGACAGGGTGTAGTAGGTGCCTTCGACCACGGTCATTCCCCGCCAAACAACAGGTAGAGCAGGCCACAGAAGACGAGCAGGGTGAACGGGGCGAGCCTCGCCTCCCATTGCTCGGCGGGGGTGAGCTCATCCCAGCTAGGGAGGATGCGCTCTCGGTCTCTCAAGTCCATGTCCCAGTTACGCCTGCGCCGCATCCCTAGCCCGTCTTTCGTCCCCGTAAGGTGAGCCATGACCAAAGTAGCCAACCACGAGATTCGCTCGGCCTTGAACTCGGCCTCCGCGACGAACCCGTCCACGAACTGGGCGGCGTTGGCCGTGGGCATCGCCCGGGTGAAGGAGGTCCAGTACGAGGAGCTCAAGGTCACGCTGGTCGTCCTCCAAGGCGAGTCCCAAGTGGCCGAGTACACCGGGGTGGACATCACCGTCCCGTGTGGCGGGAAACGTCACTTCTTCGGGGCTCTCCCAGAACGTGGCGACCTCTGCTACGTCGGGTGGGGAGCTCGGGAGAGCGCGGGCACGGCCAGCGCCAAGTCCCCGATCATCCTCGGGTGGGTGCCGCAGGCGGCGTGGATGGGGCACGAGTGGATTCCCCACCAAGCGATGGAGCGGGGCGAGAACATGGACTCGGTGCGGGACCGGGTCGTGACCTCGGGCACGTTCGACCGGGTGCGTTTCAAGATGCGCCACCTCGCCCCCGGCAACGTGTTCGCGTCGAGCGCGCAGGGCAGTGACCTCGTGCTGGACGAGAACGTCCTCCTCGCCAACCGTCGTGGGAACGAGATCCGTCTCCGAGACAGCGACCAAGCCATCGTCACCCGGTCCCTCCAGACGTACCAAGCGATGGCGGGTGCTCGGGTGTACTCGGGCATGGTCCACCGGGAAGCCCGATTGCTTCCCAGCACGCTGTTCAGCGACGGGCGGAACTGGACGGTGTCCCCGCAGATGTCGGACGACACCACACCTCGTAGCGAGGACACGTTCGGAGACTCCCCGTACCCCGAAGGCTTCCTCACGCCGGGGCAGATTTTCACCCGGACGAGTGCCAACGTGGCCTCGGACTTCGTCCAAGACCGTGACGGGTCAGTCCCCCCGCGCATCGACCCGTTCGTGTTCCTCCAGTGGGGAGGGCTCATCGACACGAACGGGTACAGGTCAGACGAGGCACTGCCCGGGGGGCGGTCCAACACCGTCTACGGCGGCAAGGCCATGTACCGGGTGGGTCTCAAGCCCGACGGCACGCTCGACAACGCCATCGCCCGTTCCGCCGACATCAACACCCCGCCCGTCGAGGCCCTCACGGAGTACCGGGTCGAGGTGACGCACACCTCGGATGGAGTTCTCCCGGTCACGGAGCAGACGGACGGGTTCGACGCGGAGAGACTGCCCACGACGGCCTCGACCTCGGGGAGCCCCCTTGGACTCGGACGCCAGCCGTTCTTGGAGTGGGTGCTCGGGTCCGTCATCGGCAACGACCCGTACAGCTTCATGGGCCGTCCTCTCTACGGCGTCCCTCTCAAGCCCCAGATCCGTGACCCCTCGGGCAACGTGTCTCCCGCGATGGTGTCGGCGCTCACGTCGCCGTTGAAGGACCACGCGGCGACGCTGTTCCGGGTGGTGTCCCAAGTGCCCGGTCCCAACGGGAGCACGGCAGCGAGCTTCACGAGCTTCACCAAGGACGGGCGCTTCAAGGCGTACCTCGCAGGCGGACCCGTGTCGGCAGAAGTCGCCACGTCGGGAGACCTCGCCCTCACCGTGGGAGGGGTGCTCGCCCTCAACCTCACGGGGGGCATCAGCATCAACGGCGCTTCCGGGCCGGGGAATGTCGGACTGAACCTCGGGAGCGCCACGGGTGCCGTGGTGATCTCGGGCGGCGGGGCGCTCAATGCCAACTCGGCGGCGCAGGCGGCGACACCCAACAACCTCAATCCCAACACCCCCAGCGTGGTGGTGGACGGGTCGCAGGGCGTGGTGGTGCGCTCGGACGCCAACGTCAATCTTTCCGCCTCGCAGGCGGTCAGCATCTCCAACACGAACGCGGCGTCCATCGACGCCCAGAACCAAGTGGCGATCCGCTCGGGCGGCAACGTCACCATGACCACCTCGACGCACAGCGTCGTGGTGACGGGCGCGGAGACCATCAACTACGCGGGACCAGAGAACGGCAACCCGGCAAGTGGGCCGTCCCGGCTGGTGACGTTCTCCAGCACACCCGCCACGGGCAACGTCACGCAGTCTGTCGTGGACCGCTACCGCATGGTGTTCGGCAACCGCGAGGAAGAATTCCAGACGGGTGACCACAGCACGAGCGTCATCGGCATCGGCAACCTCACCTACGAGACCAACCAAGGGAAGTGGCGGGCTCGGGCGGGCGCGAACTCGTTTGAGCTCGACTCGGTGGCGGGCTCCACGCACACCGTGGGGACGGGCAACCACAGCACGACGGTCAACACGGGAGGCGTCACGATCACCGGGCAGACCGACGTGACGATCCGGGCCGTGTCGGGACTCGCCACGGTCGCGGGCTCCCTCGGGGTGAAGCTGGCCAGTCCCGGCCCCGCCAACGGCGGCATCGTGTGCGGGTCGGACTTGGACCCGCTGACGGGCATCCCCTACGCGACGTTCCTCGTCCCTCGGAAGCAGACGCTCGCCCCTGCCTAACGGGGCTATAGGTGGGCACTTCGTAGAGGAGCCCACCATGTCCATCGTTCTCAACGGCGAGAAGGTCGCCACGCCGGGTCTGGAAACCGTCTCGTGGCTGGACGACCCGAAGGTTCCGAAGACCACGGACGTGAACCCTCGCACCGTGTGGCTCCGGGCCATCGTGATGCACACGGTCCACGGCAAGGTCGGGAAGCTCCTTCCGGGTCTCTCCAAGCCCAGCACCCGTGCGGAGTCCTACGCCAAGTACCAAGCGAATACGTCTCGGGACGTGTCGTGGGACTACACCATCGACACAGACGGAACGATCATCGTCTCCAACGACCCGCTCAAGTTCTACACTTGGCAGGCGACGAGCGTGAACCCCTTCACCCTCGGGATCGAGCTCGTGCAGGAGGACAACGGCGACCTGTACGAGGGGCAGATCGCCGTGGCCGTGCAGTTCCTCGACTGTCTCACCCGTGAGCTCGCGGACCGGGGGCACCCGATCCAGCGGCAGGTGCCCATGTCGGTGAACGGCACGCCCGTGAAGGGCGTGATCTCCCGCATCGCCAACGCCGAGATGGCGAAGCAAGTGGTGGGCGTGTACGGGCACAGGAACCAAACGTCCAACCGTGGCGCGGGTGACCCCGGCGACTTCATCTTCGACGCGCTGCTCCGGGCGGGCTACAAGGGCTTCAACCTTGAGACCAAGGACGACGTGACGTTCTGGAAGGACATCCAGACCCGTCTCGGTGTCTCCCCCGCTGACGGCATCCCCGGTCGGGACACCCAGAAGGCTCTTCTCGCGGCGGGATACAAGCACGGGTTGATGGTCAATCGCCCCGGTGACTGACCTATCAGTCGGACCCGGTGGAGGATCAGATGTCACTTCGTTCCAAGCTCATCCGTCTCGCGCACCAACAACCCGCTCTGCGGGGTGAACTTCTCCCGCTGCTCGGTCGAGACAAGACCGCTGCGGACGAGATCGACCTGTACGACCTGTCGCCCAGTTATCTCAACTTGGTGAAGATGATCGAGAAAACCCTCGGGGTGAAGGCCGAGATGGTCTGGCTCGGAGGCTTCGGCTACAGCGTGGATTTCACGCTGCCGGGGCGCATGGACCCGGAGGACCTCCGCAAGGTGCTCGCGGCTCGCGAGATCCGCTGGATCGAGTTCAGAGACCGAAACCTGTCCGTTGGGATGTAGTCAGTCGTCCTCGCGGCTGAAGTCCGGGGACTCCATCCGGGCGGCGAGCGCCCGGTAAAACACCTCGCGGCAGTCGAGGGCGTCTTGCAGCGCCGTGTGCGCCCCCTCGCTCGACAGACCAAGGTGCTTGCGGAGGTTGTCGAGGGAGAGCTTGAGCTTCCCGTCGAGGCCCCACGCCATGAACGCCACCGTGGTGGTGTCGATGGTGCGGTGCGAGATGCGGGGCTCCACACCCGCCCGCTTGAGCTCGGCGGTGATGAACCCCGTGTCGAACTTGGGGTTGTGGCCGATGATGGTCCCGCCCTTGAGGTGCGCCACCAGTTCCTCCGCGATGTCCTTGAAGGGCACGGCGTCTGCCCACGCCTCGGGCGTGTACCCGTTGACCTTCAACGCGACGGGTTCAGCCGTCTCGATGTGCTGGGGTGCTACCTTGCGGCACCACGACAAGGTGATGGTCCCGGGCTGGGTGTACGGGTACTCGACCTCTTCCCGCACCACGGCGACTTCGATGACCTCGGCAGTCGCCGGGTCAAGGCCAGTGGTTTCGGTGTCGAGGTAGATGCGAATGATGGGTTCCATTGAAGTCTCCATGGAGATGCGGGCGAGAGTGTAACAACCCGCCCTTCGTTTCCTCACCTATCCCCGCAATGGGGTAGGAGTCAGCCATGCCTGTGAGTTCTCGTAGGGTCGCCGCACGTTACCTGTCCGCCGCCTCGGCCCGTCTCGACCCGAAGGTCAAGACCACGACCAACGCCGCGCTCATCAAAGCCGGAATGGACGGCAACGGGCGGTTCCGTTCGCCCGGGATGGCCCTCGCCCGCATCAGCGAGGTGCTCGCCACGCACGGGATCGAGTGGGGTGAGGTGATCCAGAGCTTCCCCCTGCGTCAGCCGCAGGGGCGCATGGTGATCGACCTCGCCCTCACGAACCCCGAGGACTCGTTCTCGCCCACGGACATCGCCAACTCGGCGCTGGCGTTCCAGTGGTACCAGCTTGGGGATGAGCAGTACGAGATCGTCGCCTACTTGAGCTAGACGATCTCGACTTTCGACACCCGGAAGATCGAGAAGATGTCCGGGCCGTTCTTGATGAGCTTGTCCCTCTGGGCGTCCGTGAGGTCGAGGTCGAACTCGACGATGGCGTCGAGCTCGTCCGCGCACGCCTTGTGGTCGTCCCGGTCGAGGTCCGGGTACTTCTTCTTGGGGAGCAGCACGTCGCACACCTTGACGAACTTGGTCCCGTCAGAGTCGTGAATGTTGTCGTTGAGGTACTGCCCGAAGCTCTCCCCGTACCCAGCCCACGAACGGGGGGAGGCGAGGACGGTGTCCACTTGGCCACGGTTCTTGTTTCGGCAAAGCTCGTCGGCCTCGGCCTTGTCCTTGAACACCCGGTTGGTGGCGAGTTGCGCGGCATCGTCCCGGTAGGTGGAGTAGTACTCGTCGTTGAAGTCGAAGACCGTCTCCTCAATGACGTAGCCGAAGACCTTGGGCTTGCGGGACTTGGAGGACTTCTTGGAGGACTTCGCGGCGGGCTTCTTGGGGGTGACCTTCTTGACGCTGGGCATATCACTCGTCCTTGTCGTGGGTGACGATCACCTTCCGTAGCCTCGGGGCTACCAGCTTGGTGATCGGGGTGTGCTTGAGAGACTGATCGAGGGTCGGGATGAACCCAACGTCCTCGATGACGTGTTGCTCTGCGAGCTTGCGAGTCGGCACCTTCTTCCCGTCGCTGTTCGTGAGGTACGGGCCGAAGCGTTCCTCGCACAGACCGATACCGAATGAGTTGTGGAGCACAACCCGGTGTCGGAGGTCCGCGACGTGGAGCTTGGTTTGATCCATCCACAAGTGCAGCGGGAGGTAGTCGTCCACCGTCCCGCCGTGGAGCTTCACGGAGTTCTTGGCGTGGGTGAGGGGGGTCACGGGGATTGTTACGCCCGGACGGGTTGCCGTGCCGCCGTCAGCACGGTGCGGAACCCGGTCTCGTCGTCACGGTACGAGGGTGCTCCCCAGCATCGGTAGGCGCGCACGCCTTGGCGACGGTGAGCCGCCCGAAAGGTCTCGGGCTCCTCCTCGGCCCAACCTCCGTTACGGAGGGAGGCGGGATTGCTCACGGATCAGCCTCTACGGGTGCCCTTGCCCGCAGCGAGCAACGGAAGCCCACGACGGGTAGGCGATCCTCAATGCCGTTACAGACGCGAATCTCGGCGCGGTCCTCGCCGGGGTCGCGATAGGCCCAACTGGTGCCACGGATGGCACGCGGGGTTTTGATCGGGCTCATACTCGGGGTTCCCTTCCCCGCAGCACACAGCGAAACCCGAAGATGTAGTGACGGATCGACGACGTGAAGTCGTAGCGAGAAGCCGCGCGCACGAGGGTGGCGGACGTGCTGAACCACGACCCGCCGCGATACACGCGGGGGAGGTTGTCGGGCTTGGGCTTGGGCTTGGGCTTGGGGTTGTTCACAGCGTCACGTCGTAGGCATGGACCCGCACGAAGTCGTATCCGTCGAACATGCCACGTCCGTCCACGGGGAGGGTTCCCACGAACGCTTGGGCACCCTGCTCCGTGGCGAACACGCCGAGAATCCACGTCTCTTCGCGGTTCCAACCCGCCGTCACGATCCAGACCTTCATGGTGAAGGGTTACGCCCGGACGGTGCGGAGGGCGGCGGTCAACTGCGCCGCGATGCCCCCGTCGAGGTCGGACAGGGAGCCCCCGTCGAGGAGGTGGTCCACGGCGGCGACGAGGTCGCTCTTGCCGAGTCGAGCGAGGTGGCGGCGCACCACGTCCACCCGCGACTTGCGGGCGAGTGCATCCTCGGGCGACGCCTCGTTGGGGTCATGGTAGTCGGGGTCGGTGCCCTCTTGGGGGATCGTCCGTGCAGCGGTGGGCGACACCACGGGACGGAACGCCTTGCCCTTCTGGACCTCACGCGAGGTCTTCGCCCCACGGGTCGTGCGGAGGCTGGCGTCCACGCCCCAGCGGCGGAAGTCGGTGCTGGCGCTCTGGTAGGCCCAGATGCGAAGCACGGACATCTGCACGGACTTCCCTCCCCGGAGGAACGGGGCGAGGGTGTCCCGCTCGACGATCCGGGCGAGGAACGTCTGGACGTGATCCTCCACCACGTCGAGCTTCCTCGACAACGGCATCTTCATGCCGATGTGGTGGACGAGGGTCTGGTAGACCCCGGGGTTGGCCGCGAGCCATCGAGCCGTGAGGTTCGGCTCGGGCTTGGGCGCAGGTGCGAGAGCCTCCCGCACCGCGACCGCCAGAGGCGTAGACCCCTTCGCGAACGCGAGGAGTTCGTCCTTCGCGACGGCCTCGCGGTAGGCCGCACAGACAGCAGATCCCCCGAAAACAGCAGTGGTCATGAGAGCTCCCGTGGTGTCCCGTGGGGTCAAAGACCCTTGGGTTACGAGGGGGGACCATAATGGAATCGGTCGTCCTTGGCAAGCGGATTCGACCGGGACACCTCCCCCACGAAGCCGGGGGCCGGGGTGTAACCGAGAATCGACCTCGGTAGCGGGCTTATACCCTCGCTCTCGTGTGCCCCCGGTGACGGCGGGCTCGGTGTCACAGCCCCATCGAGGATTGACCTACATGAACCGTCTGGCGAGCATCAAGTTCGGGATGGCCCTCGCAGCCCTCCAGCGCATCAAGAAGGCGGGAGCCAGCGACGACATGCTGGCCCGTGCCCAGTTCTTGGAAGGGGTGCTCGGCAAGCCCTTCAACAGCCTGTCGGGCCGGAACCCGACGCGGGCCATCGCCCAGATGCTCACGGAGCTCTACGGCGACCCGACGATGGACGTGAAGCACTCGCCGTGGATGAAGCCCAACACGGGCGTGTACGACACGGTGGTCCGGGGCATCGACGCGATGCTGCGTGGCAAGGGTGGCACGGGTGAGGAGGTCCTCCAAGAGAGCTTCGTGAACGGGCTCTCCTCGGGCAAGGGCAACTTCTTCTACCAAGCCGGGACGCACTTCACCCCCGAGGCCGTGAAGTCCGACCCCGAGAAGGCCCTCGGGGACGTGGCTGGCCGTGTGGTTTCCTACGCCCGCAAGCGGGGCATCGACGTGATCCGCTCCGAGAAGAGCCGGGGCAAGCGCCAAGAAAGCTGGGGAGCCTCTGGGATGGAGGCGGACGAGTCGGAGCTCGCGTTCTCGTCGCTCGCGGACTTGGAGCAGACCGCGATGGAGGACCCCAACAGCGCGTTCGGTCGCGGGTACGCCGAGTGGGTCCACGACACTGCGATCCCCGCCGCCCTCACCAAGCACGAGGGGGATGCGTTCCGTCCCTTCTTCGACGAGGTGGTGAAGGGTACGCACATCTCGGACACGGAGTACGCCGATAGCATCGGCATGAGTCGCCCGCAGTTCGGGGCGATCAAGGGGAAGTTCAAGAAGTGGATGGAGGCGAACTTCAAGAGGATGTCCGACACCGGGCAGTACCCCAAGTTCATCGCTGACGCCCAAGAGGCTCTCGCTCTCGCCAACGCATTTCGTAGGAAGGCAGCAAGGAAGAACATCATGGCACGCAACATCACCGCAGCGGAGCGAGACCTCCGCAACAAGGTCATCCGTCTCGCCCACCAGCGCCCGGAGCTCCGTCCCCACCTCCTGCCCCTGCTCAAGCAGGCGGACGCGCACCCCTCGGCGGAACAGGTCGCGGAGGAGATCATGGCGGGCCGTCCGTGGGGCGGTCCCGGCTACAAGCCGAAGGCGAAGGACTACGACGACCCCGCCCCGGGTCCGGGCTCGCCTCCCTGCACCCCCGACGGCGAGGGTGGCTGCTACGAGCACACGGACATGTACAGCGGCTACGGGACGGCGAACTCGGGCACGAACGGCTCGGCGGCGCGTCGCGAGTACAACAAGAAGTACCGCAAGATGATGGGTCTGTGACGGCTCACGTCGGTCGCTTCCCGCCGCCGACGAAGTAGTCCCAGTACGAGAACGCCGGGATCGAGTAGTACAACCACCCGCACCCGGCGCACACCCCACGGGGGCACGACATCTCGTCGCGCCCCCGTTTCCATTTCACCTCACCCAGCGTCACCTTGCCCTTGCACTGGACGCAGGACTTCAGCTTGTCGAGTTGGATCACGAAGGTGACGCGAGACGTATCGTCGGGCATGGGTTCCTACGTTCTACCTTCACGGGCCGAGGACTTCATCCCGACGTTGAAAGACGGCACCGTTCACCTGCTGCTCACCGACCCCCCGTACTACGGAATCGCTGATGCCGCTTGGGACAACCAGTGGGCGAGCGACCGTGAGTTCGCGGATTGGTTGTCGGGCATCTTCCTCCGCGCCCTCCCGAAGCTCACCCCCACGGGCTCGTTGGTGTTCTTCGGCGGGTTGGGTAGGCACGGGTCGCACCCGCTGTTCCGGGTGGTGACGGCCCTCGAAGACTGCGAAGCCATCGAGGCCGACGCCCATGCGGCGAACGAACGGGTCGTCAACGCCGCGCCTATCGTTCACCCTATGTTGACGCCATGAAGGTACTTGGAATTTCGACCACCACGCACGCCCTTGAAGAGTCCGCCAGCGGGATGATGCTAGAGGCATCCCTGCGGGTGATCGCCTCCCGTGGGCACGATGTCACCCTCCTCGACGCGGCGAAGCTCCACGTCGTCCAGAACCTCTCGTGCTACGCGGGCGGGGGGCGCAACTGTGCGAGTCCCGACGCGGGTCCGTACCGCTGCTGGGCGCACAAGAACTCCGTGGACGACCCCGCCAAGTACGGCGGTGAGGACGAGATGCCCGTCCTCTACGACGGGATCGCGGACGCCGACGTGGTGCTGTGGGCGACGAGCGTGCGGTGGATGTCCCACTCGTCCCTGCTCCAGCGGGTGATCGAGCGCATGAACACGCTGGAGAACCGGGCCTCCGTGTACGGGGAGGCCAACCCCCTCGCCGGGAAACTCGCCGGGGTGCTCGTGGCGGGGCAGCACTACGAGGGCCAGAAGGTCGCCATCTGCCTCCAAGAAGTGTTCATCCGGCTGGGCTTCACCGTCCCGCTCGACGCCCAGATGGTCTGGCAGCGCACCTTCGACCTCAACGTCGAACAGGGTGATGGATCGAACCGCCCGCACGTCGGGCTGCACCTCGTGTCACCCGCTGGCCGGGGGCAGATCACACGCTTCGTGGAAGCCTTGGGACTATGAGAGTCGCACACGCATCGGACCTCCACGGCCACTACAACGTTTTCGACCGGGTGAACGGGATCGCCCCGGACCTGTGGGTGCTCACGGGTGACTTCTTCCCCAACAAGACCCGTGGCAACCGAGAGGTCGAGGTGCGTTGGCAGACCAACTGGTTCGGCTACAAGTCGTTCAGCATCCGGCGACGGCTCTTGGGCGCACCCGTGCTGTTGGTCCCCGGCAACCATGACTACGCCCACCTCGCCTCCCTCCTGCGCCGCGAGGGAGTGGACGCCCGCGAGGTCACCCCCGAGGGCTGCACCTTCGGGGGTCTGAAGTTCGCTGGGTTCGGCCACATCCCGCTCATCGCCGGGGAGTGGAACCGGGAGGCCACCTACTCGGAGCTCATCGACCTCACGCAGCGGTGCTTCGACTGCGACCCGGACGTGCTGCTCACCCACAGCCCCCCGGACGGCATCCTCAACGGGCTCTACCCGGGCATCGGCCCGATCACCAGCGCCCTCACCTACCGCCCGCACAGGGTGACCCATCACTTCTTCGGGCACGCCCACAGGGACGGCGGCAAGCGCGTCGAGCACATGGGCGTCACCTTCGTGAACAGCGCCACGACCCTCCAGTGGGTTGAGCTCCCGTAGACCCCCCCTCTCCGTCGAGCGGGACGGCCCCTTCTGGTCGCTCCGACGACCCCCCTGCCCCTACCACCCGTCCGGGCTCCTCGGGAGGCTCTGGCGAGCCCGTGGAAGGCTCCCCCGTGGTTCGCGGGTTACCCTATCGTCTCACGGAGGAGAGATGGACGACGACGAGAACAAAACTCCAGCACCGAGGCCCAGTTGGCACTGGGTGCCGAGGCCCGTGGGGATCTCTGGGCTGGAGGAGTGGTGCAAGTGGCTCAACTTCATCGACGCCATCCTCACGTCCCGTGCGCTCACAGGGGGGAGGCACACGGAGTTGAACCTCCTCATGCGCTCGCTCTGGAACGTGTCACCCCTGCTCTACGGGACGGCCAAGTTCTGGTTGTTCTGGTTCGGGCTGAAGTGCTTGGAGCGGGCGACCCTTGACCACCGCACCCGTGAGGGTCTCCTCCACGGGCTGTTCGTGGTGTTCCTGTCCGTGTTCCTCTGGCACCTCTACGTCCTCTCATCGCCCGGTTGACATCCCGACCGACCCCGTGATAGGTCCGCCTCGGATCGTCACCCCCACCCCCCTTGCGAGGGAGGTGACGGGTTGTGGAAACCCCTCCCGGTTGGGAACCCACGAGCTTCGGCTGCGTGGAAAATCACCCGGGGAAAGACGGGCACCTCTCCAACAGGGGTGTCTGACGGATTCCAGACCGAAAGGTCGTAGAGGGCTGTGATGAACAGTCAAGCTGGAGCTACCGGCGATCCCGTGAGAGTACGAGGCTACCTGTAGACACCGACGAGGCAGACCCCCAAGCCCCTGTAAAGGCCAGTAGGGTCCGTTCCCAATCTCCCGGTGAGTAAGGGTTCCACCTTCCCCTCCCCACGACGAAGACCAAGCTGCTAGGTGCCTACGTCAAGAGGCCCCCGGAGAGAGGTACGAAAGACTAGCTCTCCCTGCATCCATCCTCCCGTTCCCGTTGGCTAGAAGGGAACAGACTCTCACCGTAAGGGAGAGGTAGATAAGGGAGATCAAGGGTGGAAGTAGTTGGTACCAATAATTTCAACAGCAACAACCATCACCACCTCACACTCAATCCTCCCTCACTCAATCCTCCCTCACTCACTCCTCGTACCACTACTTCCACAACCAGTCGTTCCAGTACATCCAGTTCAAGTAGTAGTAGACACACACCGACGAACAGCTACGACGGCTCGGGACAGACCTAGACCTTCGATCCGACCCTTCCGAGGAGGGGGAGGTAGGGGGACGTGTACCTAACGGTCCTATGGACTGCCTTGTAGCGTGAGTGATACTGACACCCTGCTGTCCTTCCGAGGGCTGGTGGATAACTGCTGGGGCCTGTTGAGGGGTGACCTGTTGGCCACGTTCCCTCTGGGTTCCAGAGCTCATCCCTCGCGGGAGGTGAACCTCCAGCCTTACGGGTACGTCTGGCCGGGGGACTTCTGGGAGGGGGCTGTGGTCCCATCCCTCGCGGAGTTGGTGGTGGTGACCCCTCCCTATCAGTTCGGGTGGAGGAACCCCCTCGCGAGGAACCTCGTGGAGGCGTATCTGCGACGCACCCTCACAGGATCAGTCTGGTCCTCGTGGGTTGACTTCGGCTCGTAGCCGGGAGGACCACTGGAATGGCTGGTAGGCACATCACCCTTGACGCTTCGGTTCGTGACCCCTCGGTGTTCACCCACGAGCACCTCCGAGAGTTCTTTGTCGGTCTCTGTGAGAGGCTGGACATGGAGATCATCCACGGACCCGTGTTCAAGGACGTGGAGCTCGACCCTGCCAAGCTGGCAGCGGTTCAAGCCGGGGGACGGTTTCAAGACGAAGGGGGCACCACCGGGATGGTGGTCATCTCGACCTCTCACGTCTCGATCCACACATGGACGCTCCGACGGTTCTTCCAGTTGGACGTGTTCTCCTGCAAGGACTTCGACGGGAAAGCCGCCCTCCAGTACATCATCGACCACCTCGGGGTGTCCCGGGCGAGCGTCTGTGAGATCGTCCGTTACGACGAGTACACCCGACCGATGGTGGTCTCCTCCTACAGCGTTGCCTTGGGCGATGACGGGGTCGCACTGGGGGCGTAACGGAGGGGTGTCCCTCCAGCCCCCTGTACGGTGACCCGGTGACCTACACGCCCACGTCCTGCATCCTCTACCACGGACCCGGTGCGGAGTCCGTGGGTCACGCTGCGGCCCTCGCCTTCGGGCGACTGCTCCCCTTCACGGGCTCCTCGCTCAAGAAGGAGGGGGCGCGGGAGTTGGTGGCCTTGCTGTCCCAGCGGGCTGTCGGAGGGGGCCGTTCCTCGGTGCTCGTCGGTCCCGTGGACGAGGTGAACCCTGCCACCAGCGACGTGCTCCTCAAGACCATCGAGGAGTTCGACCCGGAGGGCACGCGCCCGTTCCTCTGGGCATGGGACCTCGGCGGGGTGTCCCTCACCCTCCGCTCCCGGTGCATCCTCCAGTTCTGTCCGGGGGTGGATGCCCGCACGGAGGGCTACGACACCGTGGCCGAGTCCCTCCTCGCGGCGTACCACGAGGGGGACTGGGTGACGGTGGTCGAGATGCTGAAGGAGGCCGAGAGCTCCGACCTCCTGCTCCGCGCCGTCGTGGACGCCCTCGCACCCAAGCTGTCCCGGCCCGACCCCGACGTGAAGCACACGTCCCTGTGGGAGAGCCTCCGACCGCTGTTCAGCGGGTCTCCCTTGACGCCCGCCCGCATGGTCGCGGCCTTCCTCGTAGCCGACCACCGGGCCGCATCGTGAAGGTCCCTGCGGCACTCTTGGTGGGCGGGTCCGACGCTCACCGTCGCAGGACGTTCGTCCGCGAGACCGTCGCCAAGTTCGTCCGAGAGGGGTACGACACGGTTCCGTTGGACGGCACCGACCGGGGCGGGTTGCAGTCTCTCATGGGCTTCGTGGGGGTGCTGTCCTCCAAGCCCACCCTCGCCATCGTGACCCACCCGGAGAAGTTGGTCCCGGGGGACGTGGCCGACCACCTCCGTGACCCCAACCCGTTGCTCACCCTGCTGCTGGTGAGCGAGGCCGACAAGCCTTCGGGGGGCATCCTCGACGGGTTCCCCGCCGCGCAGACCAAGACCTTCACCCTCCCCCCGTTCTACAAGCTGGACGAGTACGCCGCCGAGTACGCCCGTGAGCTCTCCAAGTCCCGTGGCGTGGACCTCCCCGACGGTCTGGCGAGGGCGCTCGTGAAGCTCGTGGGCAACGACCTCGGGGTGGTCTCCTACGAAGTGGACAAAGTGGTTCGGTACGCCACGACCCTCGGCGTGACGCTGCTGGAGCCCTCCCACCTCAAGGGCACGCTCGCCCCGCTCACGGAGCTCGATGGAGGCTCGGTGGCAGACGCCCTCGGGACACGCAACGCGAAGCTCATCTCCGACGAGCTCGCCCGGTACAAGAACTCCAAGAAGGGCGACCCGACGATTGAGCTCTGCGGACGGACGCTCACCCCCACGGCCTTCCGCTGGCTCCAAGCATCCTACCTGCACGCCAAGGGTATGTCCGTGGCGACCGCCGCTGGACGGGTAGGGTCGAATCCGTGGTACTGGGAGCACAAGGTGCTCCCCTGCGCCAGAGCTTGGGGGGTCGAGGGGTGCAGGGGGCTGGTGAACGTCATCGCGAAGGCACAGACCGCCGTGTTCGACGGTGCCGTCAGCCCTTGGGACGTTCTGGAATCGGGCCTTCTCCGCATGGCCCTCTGACCTCCCGTTTGCCCTTTGATACCTCTCCCGATGTGCCCCCCGAGGGCGCGTCCGGGTCGAGGCGTCGCCACCTCCACCAACCTACAACGCCTTGGAACGAGTGAGGAGTCAACTCATGCTCGATGGGAGTCCTTTCCCCAATTTGTTGAGTGAATTCGTGTACACGCGCACCTACGCGCGCTGGCTGGAGGACCAGAAGCGCCGCGAGACGTGGCCCGAGACCGTCCACCGCTACGTCAGCTACATCTTCAAGGACAAGCCCGTGCCGCACGGGCTCCGTGAGAAGACCGAGAAGGCCATCCTCGACTTCGACGTGCTGGGGTCGATGCGGGCGCTGTGGTGCGCTGGTCCTGCGATGGACCGCGACAACGTGTGCGGGTACAACTGCTCGTTCCTGCCCGTGGACAACCTCCGGGCGTTCAGCGAGGCGCTCTACATTCTCATGCAGGGGACGGGCGTTGGCTTCTCCGTCGAGCGGACGTTCACCGACAACCTCCCGGTGATCGCTGCTCCCACGAACGACACCATCGACTACATCATCCAAGACTCGACCGAAGGCTGGGCGGACGCCGTGTACTTCGGGATGGTGCAGTACCACCTCGGGCACCGGGTCAACTGGAACTACTCACTCATCCGGGCGAAGGGCGAACGCCTCCACACCAAGGGCGGGCGGGCCAGCGGGCCGGAACCCCTCAAGCGGGTGCTGGACTTCGCCGGGGAGACCATCGCCAAGGCGGCGGGGCGTCGCCTCAAGCCCGTCGAGGCGCACGACATCATGTGCATGATCGCGGAGATCGTGATGGTGGGTGGCTTCCGCCGCGCGTCCCTCATTTCGTTCAGCGACGTGGACGACGCCGAGATGCGTGACGCCAAGGATTGGTCGAAGGGCACCTTCCCGTCCATCCGTTACATGGCGAACAACAGCGCCGTGTACCTCGACCGCCCCACCGAGGAGGTGTTCTGGCGCGAGTGGGACTCCCTCGCCAAGTCGGGTTCGGGCGAGCGGGGCTTCTACATCGTCAGCCCGAAGAACGTGGCCAAGCGCGGCGGGGAGTTCCGTAGCAACCCCTGCGGCGAGATCCTCCTGCGCTTCAAGCGGGCGACCGACCCGTGGACGGGCGAGGGGGGCGGCGGACAGTTCTGCAACCTCACCGCTGCCGTGATGCGCCCGCACGACACGCTGGAGACGATGTCCGAGAAGGTCCGCACGGCGGCTTGGCTCGGCGTGATCCAGTCCAGCTACACGCACTTCCCGTATCTCCGTCCTGCTTGGAAGGAGCTCTGCGACGAGGACCGACTTCTCGGCGTGGACATCACCGGGCAGTGCGACAACCCGGCGCTCTCGGGCGACGAGGACGCGATGACGTACTTGAACGCCATCGCCCGTTCGACGGCCCTCATCGCGGCGGACGCCCTCAAGCAGAACCGCCCTGCGGCGATCACCTGCGGCAAGCCCTCGGGGAACTCGTCGCAGTTCGTGGACTGCGCCTCGGGGTTCCACACCCGGTACGCCAAGTACTACCACCGCCACGTTCGCATCTCGTCGAAGGACCCGCTGTACCACCTCGTCCGCGACCAAGGCGTGCCGCTGTTCAAGGAGAACGGGCAGGAGAACTTGGAGGACGACGCCGTGGACGTGTGGGTCGCCCGCTTCCCGGTGAAGTCCCCCGACGGTGCCAAGCTCCGCGAGCACGAGAAGGCGCTGGAGCAACTGGAGCGGTACCGCCAGATCATGCGGACGTGGTGTGGCGACAAGGGCCACAATCAGTCCGCCACCGTCTACGTCCGCGAGGAGGAGTGGCGGGAGGTGGGCGAGTGGCTCTGGAAGAACTTTGACGAGGTGACGGGCCTGTCGTTCCTCCCCTACGACCCGACCAAGTACCGCCTCGCCCCCTACGTCGAGATCACCGAGGAGGAGTACCGCGAGTCGCAGCGGACGATGCCCGCCGTGGACTTCACCCTGCTCACCCACTACGAGACCCGTGACGAGGGCGACGGTGCCCGTGAAGCCGCCTGCGTCGGTGGCGTGTGTGAGATTTGACCCTCTGATCCAGAAATGACGAAGGCCGGGACACCTTGCGGTGCCCCGGCCCTCTTCGTTCCGACCCGGTGGGTTCAGACGCTCTTGAGCGCCGACATGAACTCGTTGTGGGCCTTCTCGACCTTCTTGCCGCTGCCGAAGATCACGTCGGTCGCCGTCTTGGCGATCTGGATGATCTTGTCCCAGCCGTTCTTGATGTAGTCGCGGAACTTCGACAGGACGCTCACGATGCTGAACGCCTGCTTCTGGGCAGCGGTCTTGCTCGGGGACGCCTCGCGGGCCTCCAGCACGAAGCCGTCGAGCGACACGCGCATCGACTTGTGCTGCTCTTGGAGCGACTCGTTGGTGGTCATGATGAAGTCGGCCACTTCCTTGCCGTACTTCTCGGTCACCGCCGCGAGCATCTGCTCCTGCACGGAGTTGAGGGTGCCCTTGACCGCCACGACCTTGAGCTTCGCCTGCGCCTCGACGAGCGCGGTCTTGCGCTCGATGATGACGTTGCCCTGCGCCTCCAAGTTCTCCTTGTAGGCGTCCTTGATCGCCTCGACGGCGTCCTTGTAGGTCTTGTCGGCTTCCTTCAGACGCTTGAGGAGGTCGCCCGCCACCGCGTCGATCTCCGCTTGGATGGTCTTGAGGTGCGTCTCCGCAGCCGACAGGTCACGAATCTGGTTCGTGAACCCATCGTAGCCCTGCACCAGCACCGTGGGCATCTTCGACGCGGCGGTGCGGAGGGCCGTCTCGGCCTCCTCCTCGCGGAACAGGTGGGCGATGGCGCGACGCTTGGGGTCTCCCTTGGGGAGGCTGTTGGCAACACGCAGGAGCTTGATCTTCAGATCCGACATTGAACTACCTCGTCTGTGGATGTTCGCCCGCAACCAGACGGGCATCACTCTGGCGCGGTTATAGCCTCTCCAACCGGGCGTAACATCACTCATGCCTCCGACCAAGCCTTCCGCGACCTATTTTTCGGGTCGCGTCCACACGATCAACTTCTCAAACGAGGCCAAAGCCTTCTACGTCCTCCGCATGACCCTCGACGCCGAGTCCGTGCAGGACGAGTCCATCGTCACCGTGCGGGGGGACATCCCCGGCGTGAAGATCGCCGTCGGGACGTGGTTCGGGTGGGAGGGTGTCTGGGACGACCACCCCAAGTACGGGCGGCAACTCAAGATCACCCGTGCCCCGGTGCTGAAGTCCGGGTGGGACGAGGTGACGTGCGAGAAGGTTCTGGTGTCGCAGGGCATCGGCAGTTCCATCGCGGCCAAGCTCCGTGAGGCTTTCAAGGGCGACATGCCCGCCGCCCTCTTGGACCCGGAGCAGATCAAGGCGGTCCCGGGGATGACCACGTTCATCGCGGAGCTCGTCGTCCACAAGTGGCGCACGGCCACGGCTTTGTTCCGCACGCTGGACTTCTTGGGTGACCTCGGGCTCCCGCAGGGGAAGGTGCGCCAAGTCTGGAGTCAGTTCGGGGACGAAGCCCGCGACGTTCTCTCCACCAACCCGTGGTCGCTGCTGGAGATTGACGGGGTGACGTTCTCGGACTGCGACACCGTGGCCCAGCGCCTCGGGCTGGACTGCTCCCCGTCGAACATCAACCGGGTGAAGGGGGCGGTGCTCCATGCGGCCAAGTCCAGCAAGGGGATGGGGCACCTGTACCTGTCGTCGGGAGAACTCCTCGGGGCGGTGCGTCCCCTCGACCCGCTCATGACCGACCGGGACATCGCCGTGGGCCTCAAGGCTCTCATCGAGGAGGACCGGGTGGTGGTGGACCGCACGCAGCCGGGGCTCACGGCCATCTACGACCCGTGGGCCTACGAGACGGAGTGCGAGTCCTCTCGCATCCTGTTGGAGCGAGTCACCACCGCTGCCATCCCTCCCGACCGTGCCGCCCAGTACGCGAAGTCTCTCCTTGGCGAGGAGGTGCCGGGGGTCACTCTCCGCGAGGCCGGGGTCCAGTACCTCTCCAAGGTGGGATCGAACCTCGGCATCGCCCTCTCCCCCATGCAGACGGAGGCGGTGCTCAACGCCCTCACCGAGTCCGTGTCCATCATCACGGGCCTCCCGGGCTCGGGCAAAACGACCTCCCTCCGCATGGCCCTCACCCTGCTCCACGAGGCGGGGATTGTTCCGTTGGTCGTGGCTCCGACGGGCATCGCGGCGAAGCGGGTCGCCTCCGTCACCGGGGTCACTGCCAGCACCATCCACCGGGCGTTTGAGGCCCGGGGCATCACCGTCGAGGACGGGCGTGAGTCAACCTACGCGGGGGTGGTAGGTGAGCGTGGGGACGCCCCCGTGTCGGACGGCTCTGGCGAGGAGTGGGGGTTCGGACCCAAGTACCCTCACACCGCCGAAGTGGTGGTCATCGACGAGTCGAGCATGGTGGACCAAGCACTTCTCTACCGGGTGCTGACGTGTACCAGCCCGGACTGCCGACTGGTGTTCGTCGGAGACGCCGCGCAGCTACCCTCGGTGGGCGCGGGCAACGTACTCCGCGACCTCCTCGCATCGGGGCGGTTCCCGACCGTGGCCCTCACGGAGATTTTCCGCCAAGCAGATACCTCACCCATCGTGACGGCGGCGCACGACATCTACCACGGGCGCGTGCCCGAAGCCCCCCTTCAGTCGGACTTCCGTCTGTTCCCGCTGGCTGACGAGGAGGAGGTGCTGAAGCTCGTGCTGAAGCTGTCCGAGAAGCTGTACACGCAGCGGGAAAACTTCCAAGTTCTCTCCCCCCGGCACGCTGGCACCCTCGGTGTCACCAATCTCAACACTCGTCTCCGGGCGATCCTCAACCCCGCCCAGCACGGGCTCCCCGAGATGACCGTGGACGGTGAGGTGCTCCGTGAAGGCGACCGGGTGATCGTCAGCAAGAACGACTACAAGCTCGGAGTGTTCAACGGCGACGTGGCCAAGGTCAATCGGATCGACAAGAAGGCCAAGATCATCCAGATCAAGATCCACGGCCCGCCCGTGGTGATGGTCTCCATCCCGTTCTCCGAGGCTGGCAAACTTCTCCGTCTGGCCTACGCCGTGACGGTCCACCGCTGCCAAGGGCTTGAGTACGACGTGGTGGTGATGCCCTTGGTGGAGAGCTTCTCTCACCAACTCCAGCGCAACCTCTTCTACACGGCCATCACCCGCGCCAAGAAGAAGGTGCTGCTGGTGGGCACCTACCGTGCGATAGAGCGTGCGGTGCTCAACAACCGCGAAGATGCTCGGAACACGTTGTTCGCGGCCCGTCTGCGAGCGTAAGGGTCCGTGAGAGGACACACACATGAGCAACGACGAGCTTCGGGCATTGGTGCAGAGGGTCAAGGCGGGGTTGAAGATCACGAAGGTGGTCGCCACCCGTTCCATCAAGGGCAAGGCGGGCGACACCTTCGTGGGCTTCTCTGCCGCGTGGAACTCCGTGCAGGAGGATGGCGGGCAGGGGCTCGTCAACGCGATGGACGAGGGCGAGGAGGCCCAGTCCGCCACGGGGATGACCATGCAGGAGGGCATCGTCGCCAGCATCCTCCTCGCCCGCGAGGCCGACATCGCTGCGTACCGTAACGCGGCGGCGAGCGGGAACGTCTCGCAGTCCTACGCGGACAGTGCCATCGCGGCCATCCGCGCCAACTACAGCAAGATGCTGGTGCAGGCTCTCGGTGATGGCAACAAGTGACCCAGCCCTCGACCCCTCGCACATCGAGGGGCTGTACACCTCCCTCGGTGAGATGCAGGTGGAGCTCGACGCGGACCCCTTGGAGCTCGGCCCCAAGCGTCTGAACGAGAAGATCGCCCTGTGCCGGGGGATGCTCTCCCGGTGCGAGAAAATCTTCCTTGACGTGTCCCAGACGCTTCATCGCTACAAGCGGGAGCTCCGGGGCGCGTCGGCGGACTTCAAGCTCCAGATGCGTGAGCTCCTCACCAACGACCCCGAGGTCCGCATGGGGCGCAACGTGACCGACCGCGAGGCCATCGCGGCCAACCGCCTACGGGCAGAGGCCGAAGAAATCGACCGTCTCACGGCGTGTGTCGAGGACTTGGCGGCGGTTCTCACGGTGGTCCGCACCAAGAGGGCTGACCTCAAGGACATCCAAGGGCGACTCAAGGACCAACTCAAGGTCTGCCAAGAGGAAATCTCTCTTGGTGGCCGCTGGGGGCGATCTCTCCCGACGTTCCGCCGCGCTCCCGACCACGCTGGCGACTCGGTGAACGCGCTCTTGGGCGAGCTCGTCAAGAAGTCCGAAGCCACGGAGGAGACGGAGGAGCTCCCCGACACGGTCGAGCCCTTGGCTCCCGCGTCCCTCCCCGACTTCCAAGGAGACGCTTCCGCTCCGACGGATGTGGTACTGGACGCCCTGCCCGACAACCCGACCGACGATGTCCCTGTCGTCCGTCACCCCGACGAGTCTGTCTTCACCGACCAGAGCATCGACGACATTCTGAACTCTCTCTGAAAAAAAATCGCTGGGGTGCCCACCACGGGCGTAAGACCCCCTGCGAGCACTGTCCCCCAACCAACTGACCAAGCTCGCAAGAAGGAAAACGACAATGAGTGGCTACATGGATATCGGTTTCGGCGTCAACGACTCCAACATCGGAGTCAAGGGCAAGCGGTTCAAGGCCAAGGAGGGCGAGACGTACCGCGTCAGCTTCGTCTGGTGGCCCGGTCTGGAGGAGGGCAAGCCCGACCTCAACGCCACGACCCCGCGCTTCATCGGCGCGAAGCGCCTGTACATCCAAGGCGTCGGCTACTTCATCAGCAAGAGCCCGGAGTACGAGCGCCTCGCGGGGGGTAACGCGAAGATCTACGTCGGCACCATCATCTGCAAGTGGCCCACGGACAGCCGGGGCAACCTCGACAAGGCCCGGTTCGCCAACGGCGATTTTGAGATCAACTCGTGGGTGATGTCGGTGGACAAGTACCGCGCCATCGAGGCCCGCCACAAGGAGTTCCCGCTGGGCGAGCACGACCTCACCCTCGCTTGCACGGACACGCAGTTCCAGAAGATCGACATCTCGCCGTGCCGTGAGAGCCTGTTCCGCAAGATCGTCGAGAAGGACCCGGCTCGGGCGGCTTCGATCATCGCGGAGGCGACGGCGGTCGCCAAGGAGCTCCCCCGCGACCTCGCCCAAGACCTCACCCTCGACCAGATCCGCGAAAAGATGGGCAAGGGTGGGGCGTCCCCCGTCGCCCACAGCGGCACCACGTCGAGCACCAGCGCCGACTTCGACGGGATGCTGGACGACATCCTCAAGTGATCGGGTGGTGATGACCCGTCGAGCGGGCAGCGCACCGCTCTAAACCCTCATCACGCACGAAGGCTCGGTGGTTCGCCACCGGGCCTTTCGCCTATCTAGGAGACGCCATGCTGATCCTCGGCCTCGACCCCTCCCTCACCAACTACGGCTGGGCGCTGCACGACTCCTCGGCCACGGGCAAGGCGCGGTGCATTGACCGTGGGCGGTACTCAACCCCCGCCGACATGACCTTCGTGGACCGCTACACGTTCATGCGGGACACGCTGCGGGGGCTCATCACTTCTCTGCGCCCCGACCGGGTGGGGATCGAGAGCCCGTTCTTCGGCGGGACGTTCAGCGAGGGGATGTACGGGCTGTTCCTGTACTCCAACGAGGCCCTCAAGCTGGAGCGCAAGGACGTGGTGTTCTTCTCGCCGCTCCAAGTGAAGGCGCACGCCCGCGAGTCCCTCGGTCGCCCGGACAAGTGGAAGATGCTGAAGCCCGACATGGTCGCGGCGGTGAAGCACGACCTCGGGGGCGGCAAGAACGTCAACCACAACGAGGCTGACGCCTACTTGGTGGGTCGCCTAGCGGGGCGGTTCTGGACCTACCTCGACGGGAGCCTCCCAGAGACCGACCTCACTGCCGAGGAGCGTAAGCTGTTCGCAGAAGTCCACACCTACTCCCGGGGCAAGAAGGCCGGGAAGACCGAGAAGAAAGGGCTGATTTACCGTGAAGAGGACAGGTTCTTCCGCTGGTCGCAGATTGGTTCCCGTGAAACCCCATAACCTTTTGATCCTCCTACACAGCACCCTGCGCTACTCCCTTGGACGCATGACCTACATGCCGGGGCTGATCCAAGATCTCATCAAGCAGTACCGGGAGGTGTTCACCAACGAGATGCTCCGTCAGTTGGCCGACGAGATCGACGACGAGCACCGCATCCGTGGCGGGAAGCTCGGGATGGACTTCGACACCCGTGACTGGCTGGCCTTCCGAGATTGGTTGCGGGAGACCGCCGACGCGGGCGTAACGCTCTCGTTTCAACCCGCTCAACCGCCCGCTCAACCCAAGGAGTAGCTCATGGCCGCAGCCAAGAAGTCCGCAACCTCCCCCGCCAAGACATCCGCTCTCACCCGCGCCCGTGGCGCGATCAAGACCGTCCTCAAGGAAGACCCCACGGTCCCGCTCTCCGAGGACCTCCTCAAGCAGTCCACCCCGCACATCCCCACGGGAAGCATCATCGTTGACTGGGCCATCGGCGGGAAGATCAACAAGTACGGGATCGCCCCGTGCCCCGGCATCCCCCGTGGCCGCATCACCCAGTTGTACGGAGAGAACTCGGCGGGCAAGACCACGCTGGCTCTCACCATCGCCGCCAGCGTGTGTGCGGCGGGCGGCACCGTTGCGTACATCGACTGGGAGCACGAGGTGGAGCCCCGCTACGCCAGCACCCTCGGCGTGCCCATCTCCGACGAGTCCCGCTTCAGTCTCATCCAGCCCGACACGCTGGAGGACGGGATGAAGATCATGGCCGTGATGATCCACGAGGGCGTGGACCTCATCGTTCTCGACTCCGTGGGCGCAGGCAAGCCCGAAGCACAGATCAACCGGGAGGTGTCGGAGATCGGTGACCAGACGCGCGTGGGCATCGTCGCCTCAAAGTGGTCCGAGTACCTCCCTCAAGTGAAGGCGATGATGTCCAAGTCGCAGACCACCATCCTCGCCATCTCGCAGCTTCGCAAGACGATCAACACGATGAGCGGTGGTCCCGACAGCGCCCCGCAAGGCGGCGATGCGTGGAAGTTCTACACCAGCGTCCGCATGAAGCTGCGGGTCTACCAGAAGGAGAAGGCCAAGCAGTTCGACCCGCTCACGAACAAGCTGGAGGAGAAGGTGGTGGGAACCATCGTCATGCTCAAGCTCGACAAGTGCAAGGTCAGCGACTCGGTGAACAACGAGTTCAAGTTCTACCTCAAGTCGGGCGTGGGCATCGACAACACCCGCTCGGTGGTCGAGCTCGCGATCAACCACAAGATCATCAACAAGTCCGGGGCGTGGTACTCGTGGCCGACGGGTCCGAAGGGTGAGGTCCGTGGGCAGGGCATGGACGCCCTCCTCAAGTCCATCAACGAAGACCCCAAGAACCTCCAGACCCTCTTCTCGCAGGTGACGCCCAAGCTCATGCAGGTCCCCCCCGCCACCGTCGTCGAGGAGGGTGACACCACGGACGGCGAGCTCGACGAGCTCCTTTCTTCCGTCCCCGGCGTAAAGGCTCCTGTCGCCGTCGAGAGCGAAGACTGATAGGAGCGGGTGATGACGGTCAAGATCCGGGTGCGGGACTTCCAATCCATCGAGGATGCCGAGATCGAGGTCTCGGGTCTGACCGTCATCACGGGCCAGAACAACACGGGCAAGAGCGCCATGCTCCGGGCCGTCCACGGCGCGTTCACCAACGCACGGGGCACCAAGTACGTCCGTTACGGCAAGGACCAGTGCCGAGTGGACGTGACGTTCGGTGACGGGCGCTCACTCTCGTGGGAGAAGGGCGAGAAGGTCAACCGCTACACCGTGGACGGCAAGGTGCTGGACAAGGTGGGCTCGGGCGTCCCCGTGGAGGTGGAGTCCTTCGGGGTGGTCCCGATCACCGCCGCTGGCCGGGAGGTGTGGCCCCAGTTCGCCCAGCAGTTCACCGGGCAGGTGTTCCTCCTCGATCAACCGGGTTCCGTTCTCGCGGAGTCCGTAGCCGACGTGACGCGGGTGGGGGTGCTCAACGAGGCCCTGCGGAACACCCAGAGCGACAAGCGCACGCTGGCCTCGGAGCTCAAGGTCCGCCTCGGAGACGTGGCCCGGTACGAGGCACAGGATGCCAGCTATGCGGGGCTGGACGACGTAGAGGCTCTCGCCCAAGAGGCCGAAGCCCTCGACGCCCTCGTGGCCGACCTCCGTCGCCAAGACGACGAGACCCGTGCCCTCCACGACGCGCACCTCTCCCTGTCTCTGACCGCATCCAACCTCCGTCCCGTTCGGGACGTGGGGGTGCCCGACGGGGTGGCGGACATCCGCACGGGGCTCGCCGCGCTCGACGAGGCTCGGGAGCTCCAAGCCAAGCTCGGGGAGGTCACCCGGGTCATCGAAGTTCTCGCCCCCGTGGCTGGCATCACGGTCCCCGACGAAGCCGACGCCACCCGCGTCCGCAAGGTGTCAGACGCCATCGCCCTCCTCACCGACCTCCGCGACAGGATGGAACCGTTCGCGGCGGCGGTCGAGCACGGGGAGGGTCTTCGTGCCGCCGTGGCGGTCCCTCTCCCCGACCCGGAGGCCATCGCCAAGGGGATCGCGGGGCTGGCCGACTACCAAGCGTTGCAGGAGGCCCTCGCCTCCCGGGCCAAGTCCTTCTCGGAGACCACCCGCGAGCTTCATCGCACCACGGAGGAGTACGAGAAAGCCGTCCATGAGGTGCAGGAGATCCTCGGGGATGCTGGTAGTTGCCCTATCTGCGGCCATGCTTGAAAGGTGGTCGCATGAAGAGGCTGCTCCCGCTCGTCTTGTTCGTCATGTCCTGCCGTCCCTGCCAACAGACCGGGACCGTCACTCCTCAATCCGGGTCGTGCGTCAACGGCACTTCGACGTGCCTCAACGGCCATCCCTACGTCTGCGGCGGCAACCTCTGGCGTCCCGTCGGGACCGTCGGTAGCTGTTCGGCCTCGGGCGGCATGTGCTGCCTCGACCCGGCGACGGGCGTCCATGCCTGCCTCCCCCAAGACCGCTGCGCCCCCACCACCTCGGGAGGTAACTGACCATGACCGACCTCGCCATCGTCGCCAAGAAGCTCCAAGAGCACCTCTCGGTCGAGTACGGCTCGACCGTCGAGAACAAAGAGGACTCGACCCTCATGAAGGCCGTGTCCTTCGGCATGGACATCGGGTCGAACTTCTCCAGTGGGCTCCCGGGCGGGGCCGACTTCATGACCCGCTTCGCCACCACCCTCGCCAAGACCATCTACCTGCCCAAGTCGATCCGTGAGAACCCGCTCTCGCTCTGCGAGGTGGTCACCCACGAGAACGAGCACGTCCTCCAGTTCATCGACACCAACGTCGAGTTCGCGTGGTTCTACCTCACGGACTCGGTGGCACGGGCACAGTTTGAGGCCGACGCCTACGCCAGTGGGATCGCCGTTCGTAGCTGGCTCACGGGCCAAGCCCCGACCGACAGCATCCCGTGGGTGCTGGACACTCTCGTCCAGAGCTACCACCTCAAGCCCGAGGACAAGCCCTACGCCGAGACGGCTCTCAAGTCCCACATGGCGAGCATCGGGGCGGGGCTGTACATGACCCGCTCGGCCCGCAGCGCCATCGACTTCCTCACCAAGAACTACCCCGACCTCAAGGGTGCCGTTCGCTGAACGGATACAGTCATGTCCAACACCCTTCGCTCCAAGGTCATCCGGCTCGCGTATCAGCAGCCCGACCTCCGACCGCATCTCCTGCCTCTTCTGGGCGCTCGCACGGCGGGCGTGAGCCCGGAGCTTGGTGAGCTTCTCGACGAGTTCACCAGCACGGGCGACCGGGATTCAGATGTCCTCCAACGTGGCGCGAAGGTCGTGAAGATCCTCGACGCCTACTTGGGCAAGAAAGGCGGGGCCGACGTGATGCCCACCTTCATCGACCTTGAGGGGGGCGGGGCCGCGCTTCGCAAGGCGCTCCTCGCTGGGAGGGGCAATCCCAAGGGCGTCGTCGAGAAGTACTTCGGGGCCATCCTGTCCGAGGCCGACAAGGCGGAACGACTCAACAAGGCGGAAGGTCCGACCCAAGGCGCTGACTTCAAGCGGTACGCCGAGGACATCAAGAGCTTCAGCAGGGCCGTCCTCTTCCACCAAGACTTCGTTCTGGACAACCTTGAACGCTTCGTGGCGTGAGTGAACGGGTGACGTGGGCGTAACGTCCACCATGCCCGTCACTCTCGTCTGGCGGACCGACGTTCACCTGTCGGACCACACGCCCCGCTCCCGCACCGACAACTGGACCGACACGGTTCTTCGCAAGCTCACCGCCATCGGCAAGATCGCCCGTGACGTGGGTGCCGCCGCCGTGATCGACGGTGGGGACTTCTTCGACATCAAGGCTCCGGGCCGGAACTCTCACGCCCTCATTCGTCGGGCCATCGAGGTTCACCGGGACTACCCGTGCCCGGTGTTCGCGAACGTGGGCAACCATGACTGCGTGTACGGGGACTACAGTTACCTTCCGCAGCAACCGCTGGGGGTGCTGTACGAGGCCGGGACGTTTCGACGCCTGTACGACGAGCACGAGGCCGTGTTCACCCTCCCCGGTGTCAAGGTGCGGGTGGTGGGCGTCCCGTACCACGGGGTGAAGTACGAGCTCGACCGCCTCGCCCGGATCACCCGTGGCGACGAGGACTACCTCATGGTGGTGGGCCACCTCCTCGCCAGCCCGACACAATCTACCATGTTCGACGCCGAGGACGTGATTCGCTATGACACCCTCGACCAGTACTCCGTTGTAGATGCGTGGGCGTTCGGTCACTGGCACAAGGACCAAGGGATCGAACACACTCCCGGTGGGAAGCCCGTGGTCAACATCGGGAGCCTCACCCGAGGGGCGCTCTCCCAAGACTCCCTCGACCGGGTTCCCTCCGTGGCGGTGCTGCGCTTCGACACCAGCGGGCTCACCATCGAGAAACTCTCCGTCCCTCACGCCCCGGCCAGCGAGGTGTTCGACCTCTTGAAGCGGGACAAGGAAGAGCTCCAGCAGACGATGATCGAGGAGTTCGTCGAGCACCTGTCGCAGACCTTCGCCCCGTCCGCCCAGAAGTCCCTCACCGACGCCGTGAGAGACATCCCCGGGGTGCCCGACTCCGTGCGTGAGCGGGCCATCGACTACATCGAGAGGGCAGGCGGGCGGTAGAGTTGCCCGTGACTCAACGCCACCTTTACTGGAGTTCGCTGGAGCAGTACGAGCTCTGCCCCCGGTCTTTTCTCTGGGGGCACGGGCACGGGACCATCGACCTTGGGCGCGGTCCGGGGCGATCCAAGGCCAAGCCCGAGAAGGACAGCAAGCACCACGCGGTGATGGGCATCGTCCTTGCCCGAGCCATCGAGCACCTTTACAACGACGAGCTCTGGCGCGAGGCCGAGCTTCTCGTCCAGCGGCTCATCGACCTCGTGACCCGCGAGTTCACCTTCGCCCTCAACGAGAACTACATCGATTGGAACGAGGCCCCGCCCAAGTCGGAAATGCTGGACGTGTGCTTGAAGGGGGTGACGGGCTACCTCAAGACGATGAAGGCCAACAGGCTCTTGGGTCCCTACGCCAAGAGCGAGGTGGACCTGACCGCATGGGTGGACCAGTACACGCCCGTGGGCGGGCGTCCCGACGTGATCGTGCGCCGCGAGGACACAGGGATCACCATCCTCGACGGCAAGAACTCTCTCACCCCCGGCAAGTACACCAACCCCGACCAGCTTCGGTGGTACGCGCTCTGTTTCTACCTCGCGTACAACACCCTGCCCAACCGCCTCGCCTTCGTGTACTTTCGGTACCCCGAGGGGACGCCACCGAAGGACCATCCCGAGGGCACCCCGTGGACGGGGCTGGTGGAGGTGCCGTTCACACGAGAAGACCTCAAGACGCTGGGCGTCCGGGCCAAGGAGACCGTTCGATCTCTTCAGAAGGAGCTCTTCGACCCGTCGCCGTCGGCCAAGGCGTGCAAGTTCTGCGACTACAAGACGGTGTGTGACGCGGCGCATCAACCGACGCCACGCAAGTCCAAGTCCCTGCCCGTGGTGGTGGAGGGCACGGTGGAGCACACCATTTCCACGTCGGACGGGATCGTGGAGTTCGGGTTCGGTGCGGGCGTAAAGGGCACCACCAAGCCATGACCAACCAGACTGACTTGAAGGCCCGTCTTGACCTCGCGGTCAAGCGGCGGGATGACCTCGCGGCGAAGCGCCAGCGCCTCATCATTCGTTTGGAGGAAGCTGAACGCTCGCTGGAAGAGCTCCGGGCGAAGTGTCGGGCGAAGAACATCGACCCCGACAAGCTCGACGAGGTGCTCGCCAAGCTGGGCACGTCTCTGGAGCAGTCTGTCGCGAGCTTGGAGTCCAAGCTAACCGAGGCCGAGAAGGCCCTAGAACCCTTCACCAACAGGAAGTGACTCCGTGAACCTCAACAGCACCGACCTCAACAACGCGCTCAAGGTGGTCCGCACCACCGTGGGTTCCTCCAGCGACATCTCGTCCCACTATGTTTTCCGCTCGCGGGAGAGCGGTCTGGAGGTGCTCTCCTACGACGGGCGGACGTTCTCGTCGTGCCTCGTGCCGCACACCAAGACGGAGGAGGACCTCACGTTCACCGTCGAGGCGCGGCGCATCCACGTCCTGCTCGACAGCGTGGGCGACAACCAAGCCCTCAACGTGTCCGTCTCGGACACCGAGGTGGTGTTCGCCGCCCCCCGTGGGAAGATGACCTTCTCGTCCCTCGACCCGTCCCTGTTCCCGTACTGGGATGACGTGCTGGGTGGCGCGACGCTGACAGCGAAGATCCTGTCCGACCGCCTCCACGGGGCGCTCTCGCACGCCAAGCAGTTCATCTACGACCAAGAGTCCAAGAACCCGAGCCTGTGCGTGGCCGAGTTCCGGGGCGGCGTGCTCTTCTCGACCGACCAGATGGCGGTGAGCTTCGTGAAGGTGCCGGGGATGGAGAAGTCCAACCTCCGCGTGTTCGTGAAAGACCTCCCCAACGTCCTGTCGTTCCTCGCCACGGCCAAGGGCGACGACGTGGAAGTTCTGGAGTCCGACCGGGCGAGCTTCCTCCGTCGCAAGGACGGGGCGGTGTTCGGTGAGGCCCTGTACGCTCACAGGTTCCCCGACATCACGGTGGACTGGACGCTGGAGGACGACCAGACGTGGGACCTCTTCCAAGAGGAGCTCCTCGACGGCGTCAAGTTCCTCCAGTCGGGAGCCCGCACCGACGAGCCCAAGGTGCGCTTCACCCGGGACGGCAACAACCTCCACCTCTCGATGGTCGCGGTCAGCGGCAAGCCCCTGCCCCTCACGATCCCCATCGTGGAGTTCCACCAGAAGGAGGGGGGCGTAACGGAGATGCCGACGTTCGCCGTCACGGACGCCTACCTTTCCAAGATCCTCAACGGGAACGGCAACACCAAGGTCAGCCTTGGTGTGTCGAGGAAGGGTGCTGGCGGGTGGGTCCGCCTCCGTGACGACCGTAACGGGGACACCTACCTCACCACGGTCGCATGGCTGAAGAACGCCTAAAATCCCTCGTCTCGTCGCTCCGTCTCGTCCAAGGTCGTCGGGAAGGGGTGCGGGCATCGCTCCGTGATGCCCGTGCCTCGGTCTCCCGCATCGAGGACGACTCGCAGTTGCTCGACCACGTCGAAGTGATCCTCCGTACCCTCATCGACGGAGAGATCACCGAAGGTGTAAGAGCAATTGAGTCGCTCCAGACCGAAGGGGTGCGCGCCGTGTTCAACGACCAAGAACTCACGGTGCGGGCCGACGTGGAGGTGTCGAGGGGCAAGGTGAACGTCAACCTCGTCACCACCCAGCGCAAGGAGAACGGCGACGTGATCGAGGGAATGGCCCTCGACGGGTTCGGCGGGGCGGTCAGCACCGTGCAGGGCATCCTGCTACGGCTGGCCATCATCTTCCGGCGCGGCCTTCGCCCCGTGCTGTTCCTCGACGAGACGCTCCCTGCCTTCGACGACCGCTACGTTCACAACATGGCGTCGTTTCTGAAGGTGCTCTGCAAGCGCATGGGCGTGGACATCCTGCTCGTGACGCACAACCCCGCCCTCGTAGACGCCGGGGACCGTGCGTACCGTATCCGGCGGGACAGAGGGTTCTGCACGTTCCAGAGGATCACGCAATGAAGACCGAAGGGCAGGTACGGCACAAGCTCCAGCAGGTGACCTACCGCCACCTCCAGCGGGAGATTCGCACGGCCCTCTCTCGTCGCCCCGAGAACTGCGAGAACAACCGCCGCGTGAAGCTCCCGGTGATGGGGTCCGAGGTGCGGTTCTGCACCGTGATGGAGGATTCCGACGGGGACTTCGTGCCGTGCGACGAACGGCACGGGGGTCTGGAGCGTGCTGCCAAGTGCCCGCAGTTCGCGTGTGCCACCACCAAGGAGTCCGTGAAGGCCGAGTTCGCGGAGTTCTTGAGTACGTCCGACGTGGCGACCATCGCCGCCGAGTACCCCGACGTGGCGGCGCTGTTGTGGACCCTCGATGACACGGCCCCGGTGCCCATCGAGGAGCCCGAAGCGCCGGAACCACCCAAGCCCGCCTACAACATCATCTACTTCACCGGGGAGGGGGCCGTCATCACCCCCGCCGTAGGTCCGTTCACGGGCCACCGCGCCGTCATCTACAACCTCACGTTCGGAGCCGTGTCGTGAGCCTCCTTCATGTCGTCTCCGTCCCGGCTCCCGGCAAGGGTGTCCCGCTGTTCGTGGAGCTACCTGTCCACCCCGACACGGCTCCGTACCTCGTCACGTCGAACAAGGGGCTGCTGTGGATCGACTCCAGCTTCAACGGGGGCTTCGTCCGTTCCGCCGTCCTGCGGACGAAGTGGGAGTCCGACGTGGACCACCTCACCTACGAGGCCGTCGTTCGGTGCGTCGCCCAGCGAGGGCGAGAACTCTCGTGGGGCAACCAGTTCCCGGCGACGGCGGCGGGGCTCAAGGGTGCCCGTGAGCACCTGCGGTCCTACGACTTGGTGGACTGCGACCTACTGACCGGGAAGGGCGTGGCCTTGGGCGAG